ATGACTAGCAGGAAAAATGGGCCGAAAAAGGCCGGAGAAAAACGTTTCGGGATCGATCACAGGGATGGCAAGCTGGTTCTCGGCTCGCTTCGGGTGCCGATGCCGCGCTCGCGCATCGCACGCATGACGACCGGAGCACTGCTCATTTTCGGCGGCGTCTTGGGCTTTTTGCCTGTTCTCGGGTTCTGGATGCTGCCGCTGGGCTTCCTCGTCTTATCCCACGACCTGCCGATAGCACGCAGATGGCGGCGACGCATTGCAGTCTGGTGGCATCGCCGAAAGCGCCCTGCGTGAAGTCGCCAAGGAAGCCATAAGCGACCATGTCGACGACGGGCTGATTGAACTGCCTGCTGGCTGATCGGCGCACTGCGGTTGCTTGGGTAGTGGGTTCCGTCACTGCGGAGAGACGGCGGGCCTTTCGCCAGAGGCTGGAGAGGTCGTGCCCGACCCTGTGATCTCCGACAGGTGGATGGGCAACTCGCCATTTTCCTCAAGCGCCGTCGCCGTGATCACGAGTGCGCCGACGAGAATCATCAGCAGCTTCACCGCATTAGAGCTGAGGCTGGCTTTCCGCCACCAGCCGGTCTGAATACGCGAAGGCTCAAGGTAATATTTATAGTAAAATTCCGGATCGCTGGTTTCGACGAGATTGTCATAAATATGCGGTGGCACCCCGACATGCCGGACTGGGCGGCGACCGGCGAATTTGGCATGAAGAACCTGGGTTTCTGGATCGTAGGATACGGCGCGGATCTGTTTGGAATTCAACGGCACCCAATTCATCTCTGCTCCTGTCTCTCCCATAGGCAGCATGGAATGACGATTCTGAAAGTCAAGTTAAGAATTCGTTACTAATGCTTGAGGTGATATTTCGATGTCTCTAATATAAAGAAAGTGAAGGCGTTGTTGCGATCGCAGATCGCGCCTCCTGGATGAATATAAGTGATCGGCTAAACTCGTTGAGATATGCCTATTGCGCAATTTAGATAGCCTGGAGGCCTGTCTAAGCAGCTGCTAGCTCAATTGTTGTTCAACCGAGCGCGAATTTCCAGCAGAATGGGCTTTTTATCATCAGCTATGCGTGCGGCTGTCGCGGCGCCCTTCGAGACTGGATCGGTCCTTGTTCTGTATGCGCCGGATGTGGCCGGAGTTTGAAATTGCAGGAAATGTTTTTGGAAAGCCCTCTTGCGATTTCCTTACGATCATTCTAAACGCTCGCCACGGCTAACATGACAGCCTGTGAGGCCTCGTGGCGGAGTGGTGACGCAGAGGACTGCAAATCCCCGATAAATGTAATTAAATCAACGGTCGTTCTGAATAAGAGCGCCGAAATCACGCCTTTTTCTCTTTTTTACCATCATTGTTTTTGTTCACAATTTTCGGCTGTTCAGAATGGCCGAAACGCTTCTTCGTGGCCTCCAGGACCCGCTTTTCCGTCTCCTTCGCATAGCCACGATATGCGGCCGCCGTCTTGTGCTTCGACAGGACTCGACCCTGTCCTTCGGTCAGCCCGCTCTCTTCCAATTCCGTCATGCCGCCATGCCTGCACTTGTCCAGGCTGAATCCGACCGGGATTGATTCGCCGTCGTCGCGGAGCTTGTCGGCCATCTCGCGGACCTCGTGGGCGAGGAACGTTCCGTCTCCGAAGAGCACGCCGTTTTTCTTGCAGACGATCGACGTGCCGTAGCGCGGCGTCTGGGCGAGGATCTTTTCTGCGTCTTCGTAGAGTTTGACGAGTTCTCCCGTCTCCTCGTCGAGATATTCGAGCGGGTGCAGGGCAAGCTCGTCCGTCTTCCGGTGCTTCAGACGAATCTTGTCCGGGTGATCAGAGGCACGGTAGCCGGTCCACGGCGCGTAGCCGGCGCCGATCGATGAGGGGCGCATGAGCCACTCGAAGGCCAGCACGGCAGCCGCGGCCAATTCCCCACGTCCATTGGCGATTGCGCCGTTCGCGAAGGCATAGACCGTCTCGCGGTCGACATGGCCCTTGGTCTGCTTCTTGCGGCGCTTCAGGGTAACGCCTTCCCAAGGGTTCGGCGTATCTGTCCGGAACATCTCCGGATAATGCGGCTTCATGCGCTTCCACATGGCCTTACAGTAGGTGACGACCTTCTCGCCCACGCGCGTGCCGCCGAAGGCTTCGTAGATCTTCTCGGCCGTGCTGACCGCGATATTGGCGACCCTCGCATCGCCGACCCGGCCTTTCTCAAGCATGATGTCGCAGACGCGATCAAGGACGCGCTTATAGTCCGGCCGGCTGAACTCAGCCACCCGCTCGGTGAATGAGCTGTGCTTCAGGTAGGTGTTCACCAGCCATTCGACGGTGCCGTAGCGGCTCGTGTCGGGCTCATGGAGAGGATTTGCCTTCTGGCGGCGCCATTCGTCCAGCCGGTCGTTCCAAACGCGTGCTGCCTCATGCAGCTCCTTTTCGGATAGGTTCACGCCGAGAGGCGCGCTCAGATATGGGCATCCGGCCTTGCGATAGAGGGTGGGGCAGGTCCAGTAATAGCCAGTCGCACCGCTCGCAAGCTTCTTGAACGAGGTGTATTGCGGCAAGGTGACCGGGATCATCACCACGCTTCCGGGTCTACGTTTCCGGCGGTTACGCCAATAGCCTGGTCCAGATCGATCTTCCGCCACGCTCTGAATTTGCCTTTGCCGGTTCCCGTTTCAATGAACGGCTTCGGCCATATCGTTCCCACACGGCTCAAGAAGGCGTCAACCGTCTTCTCGCCGGCATAGGCGGCCGCGTGCTCGTCCCTGAGGACAGCAGGCCAGCAGCCAGTGGGGATTTCAGCGTGCTTAGTCATTGTCTCCCCGGTTTCCACAGGGGTTTTCCACAGGTGCGCCAATGGTCTGACGTCTCCTCAGACTGAAGTCCGAAGTGAGTTTTTTGGTGGAACGCAAAGACCGGGCAATCATTTAACCGCGGTCCAATAACTTCAGGTAAAGTCCCATGAAAAAAATCATCCTTGCTGTAGCTCTGGCTTTTTCGTCCGTCATTGCCGTCCCGGCCGCTTCCTATGCGGACAGCGTCATCATTCGTACTGATGACGGTCCGGGCCTGCATCGCGGCTGGGAACGTGGCGAGCACCGTGGCTGGTATAACGGTCATCGTGGGTGGAGAGCTCGAATGGTCCATGAAGATTACCGGCGCCACCCGTCTTGCTTCACCAAACGGGTAACGACGTATCGGTATGGTGAGCGAGTTACGCGGACGACCAATGTCTGCCGCTAACTGAACCCAATTTCGCCCCATGGAGCCGGAAAGTGATCCACTCTCCGGCTCCGGCTGTTTTGGCGGTTCTTCCCTAAACGTTTTAGATCTAGGCCACATTGGCGCCGCCAACACACGTTCTGCGAGTGCCTCCGCCTCAGTTTGTTCCCCTTCTGGTCGGACTAGATTAAGGGATTGCGGCGCAAGTTGAACGTTTTGCGAACGCGATGTGAGGTCAACGGGCGTCACCTTCTCCTGCGATTGCGGTGCGGTGACGGCGCATGTGCCTCTGACATTCTCCGCACCGGGAATTGGTGCGATGCAATGAATTTTTTTAGTTTCCGCCGAGAGTGCGAGCGCTAATATTTCACCCCGCCAGACCGCAAATAGAAGGAATTGTGTTTCGGCATGTCCGAAGAAGAATTCTGCAAGCGCTTTACTGAACGGGTCCGACTTTTGGCCCGCGCTGGTCGCAAACCATTTGGAAAGGAGCCGGAAGCCTACGCGGCAGTGGTCGCTCCGATTTACTGGCGCGAGATGAGAGAAGAAGGCTGGAGCCCTGAAAAATGCGCCGATCATGACGCGAGTTACTGGGGGCGGCCATGATGTCTTTCGTCGCGCGACGTCGAGCTGATTAGTGTCCATTGTCGCTGCTCTCCGGTGCGGTGGCAACAGCGCGCGTGATCCTGCTCCAAGCCGTCGCTTCGAAATCGATCTCGCTGTCACTCGGCGTCTTGCCGGCGGCGATCGTCACCTCGTTCAGGTGATGCCAGTGGGCAAACTCCTTGATCGTCGTGAGGAGTTCGCTACCCCCCACTCGTGGAAGGGGCGACGGGGTGGCTTTTTCCAGAGCAGCGATGATCTGCTCGACCTCATCAGCCGAGAATGTAGCTTCATTATCGAAGCTTGAGCCGACGCGCTCACGCAGCATTTCAGCGAGAATGTGGTTCACCGACTTACGACCTCTCCTGTACGCCGATCGACGACTTCGCCGGACATCAGCTTTTTGAAACGGTTGTTGGAAAGGCTCGATTTCTTCTTGATGCCGAGGTGCTTGTTGCGCACCCGAGCGATCTTCGCCTTGACGCCCATCTCCATGGCGGTCTTCGCCTTGTGTGGGTCCTTCAATGCGGGCGCCAGGTTGCTTTCGCGGTGTTGGCCGCCAAGGATGAGGGAGTGAACGTGTTCCAGTTCCCATGCTTCCCCAGGCATGATCTTCCGGCCCGTCAGGTGGCAGATGCCCTCATAGGCGTCGAACACGCGCTGGCGGACACGAGCGGGCACTTTCTGATCGTCGTGCTTCGCTATCCACTCAGGAACGGACCGGCTCATTGAAGCGCTCCAATCCAGTCCCGACCAAGGAACCTTTCGAGGTGGATGAGGGCTTCATGTCGGTTGCCACGGCGAATATGATCGCTCGCTTCCAAAAGCTCGTCCGCGTCGGCGCTGGCGAAAACGTTAGCTTTCTCCTTCGTCGCGGCCCGCTTCTGGATGGCTAACGCTTCATTTTCCGTGAGCCATTTCGCGTCGATAAGCGCCTGTAGCAGCTGCAGCTCGTCGAAATCGTCAAGGTTGGCTTCGACATCAATGCGCTGCGATGTTCTCTGAACCTTCCATCTCATGCGCGCCTCCCGCTGAACCACGGCATGAAGCGCTCGATGATCGACTTGCGCTCGGCTGAATGATCAGCGTCGGAATTCTCGTCGACGACGACACCATGACGCCGGGCGAAGGCGATGCGCTGCTCGGTGCGCGTCATCAGGGCCATGTGGGTCGCGATATATTCAGGCGGCTTGGATGGGGATTTTCGCTCGTGGGCCTTGACGAAAGTCATGCTGCCTCCTTCGACATGGCGTCGATGTTCTGGCGATGGACGGTGAAGGTGTAAGCGACGATCCACGGGTTGGCGGCCCATGATCCGGGACCATTGATGGATTCCCAAAGCCGCTGGTAGGCCACGACTGGCACGGCATAATCGCCGGCGGGCGTCATGAAGCGGTCGGGGAAACGGCCCGAGCGCTCAATGCCCTCGGCGATGGCGTCGGCTTCGCTGATGTCCTGCAGGCGTTCGACCCGAACGTCAGTGACGGTCAGCGTCAGCCGAGATGCCCAACGAGGCATATGGATTGATGGCTGCCAGCGGAGTGACCCGTCGACGTTGTGGCTTCGACTGGGGAACACTGACGGGGCCTTGCCCTTCCGAATGCCGTTTCCGCATGATGGAAGGCCTAGCCAGACGCCGTGCTCATCTTCATCTGCACGATAAGAGACAGAGTGCGTGTCGCCATCTTCGTGATGCCAAGCGTGATAACGCACAGCTGCATTCTCGCGCACCCAAAGCCGGTCACCGAGTTTTATCGGGATATCCCTCTGGCGCCAGCTTTCATTGCCAGGATCAAGGACGTAACTATCCGACCACTGGCCGTTGAAGAGGCTGATGAACTTGCTGCCGCGCGACTTAATTTTTCGCCGCGTCTGCGTCTTCTTCCCGGCGAGCAGGGCGCGGATCATCGGGGCGCTAAAGAGGATAGGGCGATCGGTCATGCTTCACCGCCTTTCGCTTTCGCCATCAGCCGCTCAAGCGGCGACATGTGATCTTCGACGGCCTTCGCCTTCAGAGGCGGCAGGCCGAACTTCTCGAGATATTTTCGGGAGTGCTTGGCCCATACCTTCTTGCCCCAGCTCGTCGAGGCAAACTCCCAGGGGCGAGCAGCGCGCAAGGCTTTCTTGCGGGTGGCGAGGTCGGCGTCGGCCGGGAGATTGCGGTGAACCTCACCGACGACGCTGGACGCGGTTTTCTGCCAGTCGATCATGCCGCTTTCCCTTTAGGTTCTGACCACTCGACGCCGTGCTGCGCGCCGAAGGCGAAGATGATTTCGATGAGAGCCGTCATCTCGTCCTTCGACAGGTCGGATGACGACGTGCTGAGATTGACGAAGCCGGTACCGTCGGTGTTCGGAACGATGCGAAGCTGTTCATGGGCCTCGCGCCGGAGGGCATCGAGCATGACGAGCTTCCAGTCATCAGGTGCTAGGCGCTGGCCGTGCCACGCGAGCTGTCCGGACAGATCGGTCAGCATGGCCCACATGCGGTCGTTCTGGGGCAGGGTGCGCTTCGGTCCCTTGAACTCGACACGGGTGTCCATGGGCGCGCGCTGTATCCAGTCGATTGCCTTCTGACGAAAGTGGTCGTTTGCGAGGACGAGAAGCGCTCTGCCCATGTCAGCCTCCATTCATCGGGCTCAACTGTGCGAGGCGGCGCGTCTTGATCGCGAAGGCTGCCTCGATCATGTCGGCGTGACCTTCCGTCTCAAGCACCGCGGGCGCGTCGAAATCGTTCCAGATCTCCTCGACGTCAGCCTCGTCCTTCGCGCCGCCAAAAGCCGTTTCGATCTCGTCGAGGAAATCACCCAGGACGAATTCGCTCTCGCCTTCCAGCTTTTCGGTTACCGGATCGGCCTCGATCGTCTTGGCGGAGGGAGGAGCAGGCGGCTTCGGAGGCTTGGGAGGAGTCGGCTTGCTCTCGACCGATTCCGCTGGCGGAGTGATGTCGCGCATCTCTTCGATGTCGGCGATCTCGCGAGCCTCGTATTCGTCGCGAATACCGCCAAGTACGTCACCGAACAGTTCACGAAGGCAGTAGCCAGCCGCGCGCCATGCCAGCATGCGCTGCGGGAAGCGATACCACGGGCTATCGTTCGGCTTCTCCTCGTTCTTCTTGTCCCACTTGTTCCACTTCACGACGGTGGCCTTGGTCTGCCACAGACCAGCGCGCTCGGCGTCGGATTGGGAGAACTCGACGCGCTTTTCTTCGCCGGTATCGAGGCGCCTGGCCTCGCAGAAACCGACCATCTTGCCGTTGCGCTCTTCGCAGCCGGTCCGGAGATAGGCGACCTTGCCGGACATGCGTACGACGTTGATCAAACCATCGCCGTAAAGAGCAGGCCGACCGTTGATGACGGTGAAGCTGCGAAGGCTGACCATAGGCTTGAGGCCAAGCTCGGCGCCGGACATGATAGCGACTGCAACTGCTGCCGCTGCTGGTTCGCCTTCTAGTTTGCCGATGAGCGCTGCCGGAGCGAGGCCAGAGGCGACCACGGCGCGACCGATGCGCATAGTCTCCTCGAAGGTCTGAGGCACGATGGCGAGGACATTGCCGCCGCCGGTGAGAGTTGGGACATGACTGTTCATGCCTTTTCTCCTTCGGCTTCCGGCTCGACGATGCGCAGGATCTTCTTCTGCGCCATCTCGGACTCGGTCTTGATCTCCATGACCTCGACGGTAGTTTCGCCGCGCGCGGTGGCGACGACGACCTTGTCGCCGACGTTCACGGTCATCCCTTCGGGGATGAAATAATCGTAGGTTTTCTCGTCCTTCTGCCACTTTAACTTGATAGCGGCGACGAGGAGTGCGGTCGCTTCAGTCATTAGGCCGCCCTCTGCTCGCTGCGGATCGCCATGCCAGCCAGTTCGACGCCGGAACGCGCCGCACGGTTGGCAAGGGTCTCGACGACTTCCTTGATCTCTGCCCGGTCCTTCAATGCAATGAGGAGCGCGTCGAAGTCGGTCACCTCGGCATAGACGAAGGTGCGGAGCGAGACTTTCGCGCCGGTCCGGCCTGCCGAAGCATTGCGGGCCTGAGCATCGCGCTCGGCTGCCGCTGCCTGTTGAGCAAGACGCTCGGCCTCGGCGATGGCGTTGTTCTGCGCAGCAATTGCCGCCGCGTCGTTGTCGTTCTTCGCCGCTGCCTTCTCGGCCGCAACACGAGCCGCATCGGCTTCGCGCTGGATGCGATCGGCTTCTGCCCGCGCCGCAGCCTGGCGCTCGCGCTCTTTGCGCGCTTCCTCCTGCAGGAAGGCATCCATGTGCCGCTTCAGCTTCTTGCTGATCGCGTCCGGCTCATCCTTAAGGGTGCGCCACTTGTCGTCGACCGCTCGGCCTGCGTCGAGGTGAGGCTGCTTCTCGACCTTATGGAGGTCTGTCGCCTTCTTCGCGATCGTCGATAGGCGCTTGGACCAGATCGCGGCGCGGTCGGCCTCAGCCTGCGTCGTAATCGGCTTTTTCATGAAGGCTTCGGCCTGTTCGCGCTCGGCAGCGAACTCGACCTGCAAGGCCTCAAACGGGTCGGTCGGCAGGTTATGGCCGATGGCAGGAGTTTCCGGCTCGTCATCCCAGCCAGCGCCTTCGATAGCCTTGTTATAGGAATCGTAGCTGATCGGGTTGCGGCAGCACCATGTCCAGATGTCAGAAGCATCGACCTGATGATCGCCGCGCATCGCGTGCCACTTGCCATCCTCAAACCAGATGGCGACCGGCTCCCACGGCTTGTCCTTGAAGCGGGTGCGGTAATAACCCTGCTGAGGATCGCCGTCGTGGATCGGGCCGATATTGCCGGCGAGGGCGTTCTGCCACCACGCCCAAACGTTCACTTCTGCCATGTGATTTGCTCCTGATTGATGACGGCGCGTTCCTTGAGGCTCTGCTCGGTCGGCGCGAAAGAGAGGACGGTGAGGACGCCGACGGCGGCCAAGGTGAGGATGAGGGTGACGGCCTTGCTGACCGCGGCGTGGAGGCGGGCGTATCCTTCGAGGACAGGCTCGGCGCGGGCGTTGATTTCAGCCAAGCGCTCTTGAATGTCGGTCACGGCAGCCGCGCTCCATGAACGAGAGCGGACTGAAGCGCCGGAACCTGGCCGCGGAAATCAGCGGTGCGGCTCGGAAGCGCCTCGACGAGCGCGTCTGTCTCGAAGCAGATCTGCTTGAGTTGCCGCTTCTCGTCTTCGTTCTGGCAGGCTCTGGCGGCTGCATAAGCAGCCGAGTTCAGAGCGCGGAGAGCATCGGGGTAGGTCATCGAACTCACTCCTCAGGCTGCAATCTTGGTGATGAAGGGACGAGCAACCGGGCCGAGGAAGGCGAAGACGCCTTTCCACTCGATGCGGCGGCGCTGTTCTGCGGTGTGACCGACAAGCTGGTCACGGAAAGGGATCGGGGCCATGGCCTCGACGAGCGAGCCAGTCAGGCCGAGCGCTTCGGCCTTCTCGCGGAGATCGTGAGCGGCGCGGAGGTATTCGACGTACCGGGCGGCAGACTTCGGAGCACCCTTGCCGGACTGGTGAAGCGAACGGACTTTGCCGATCACTTCATTCAGGCACTTGATGTTTTCGCGGAGGGCGGTCGCCGTCAGATCTGCGTTGCTCATCTCGTCCATCCTCGTCGCCGTGGCGTTTCGTTGATGGAAGCAATGTACGCAAATCATACATTAGCGTCAAGTGGCAATGTATGAAAAACTTACAGACAGCAGAGCGCAAAGAATCTTTAACGTTCAGGCCGAATCACTCTCGACTCTTCCTTCGCGTTCTGGCTTCATAAGAACGAAAGGAGAACATCATGGGTTTAGCGGTGATGAAATCGCAGTCGCCGATGCGGCTGCATATCCGGTGCGAGAACTGCCTTCGGGAGAGTTCACAGGTTCTGGAGGTGCCTTGTGACACCTATGTTCCGAACGACATGTGCGACCTCGCGCAGGAAGGATATTTGGATCACATCCAGTTCTTCTGCGCACACTGTGAAAGCTCGATCGGCAAGCTTTTTGCGATTAGTGGTGGGAGGGTTCAATGATCAGAGAAGTGTTGAGTTTTATCATCGTGCCGCCGTTTGAGCGGCGGGCGGCCGTAGCGGCTGCGAAGGACCGGCTGGAAAATTATCTGTCTCACCGGTTCCCGGGCTACGACTTTAAAGTGGGTCCGTTCGCCCCTGTCGGAGATGACGAAACATTCTGCGTCCTGCCGATCATGAATTTCGTCGGTGATGACGGCAAGAGCTATATGTGCGACCACCCGGCACGCTGGCTCCTGCAGGATATAGCGAACGCATGCAATGAGTTCGATCTTAAGGGTAGGCGGAGTTTCGCCGCCTAGAAGCCTGGCATCGTATTGAGGACCATACGGACGAGCCCGATGATCTCGACAGTCACACCGTCGTCAGCGTCGAATTGGCGCTGAACGACAATCGGCTTGTGCTTTGGATTGTTGGATCGAGGGTGGAACTCGGTCCGGTCCTCATAGATCTCGATCTGCTTCACTGACCATTCCCGCATATGACCGCCGTCGCGGGTCCGCTGAACGACGACGACCATCCCATCGCGAAGCACGACACGGTGCGCGATGTCCTCATAAGCTGTTGCGACGATCGTATCGCCTGGCAGGATCGGCCGTGGCCGGAGCTCGTTCATGCTATCGCCTTCGACCTCAAAGGTAAGCTGGCGTGCGTTCGGAAACTTCTCGTCGCGCGGGACCGTAATCTCTTCCGGCTCCGATTGGTCGAATTCGTCCACCTCGCGGAAAAGACTAGCAGCGACGATGCCAGCTTTTCTCGCCTGCACCCATTTAGCCTCTGAGGGGGCTATTTCGGATGACTGCGGCGGCTGTGTGCCAAGGTACTCCGCGATCTTGGGGATCTCCGGCACCTTCAACCCGCGTTTCCCTTTGAGGAGCTGCGTAATTTGCGGATGCGCGATTCCGAGGTGAGCGGCGAGGCCCACCTGCGTCTTCCCGGGCTGCTTCAAGCCCTCCCTGATCCAGTCCAGGTACATGTTCGTTGAGGCGTCAGTCATTGTACAATTTTCGCACGCCGTCCCAAAACAAGCATTTAGTAAAATCGTACATTCGCTATTGCCTTATCTGTATGAATATCGTACATTGGCAAAATGAGATGCGAACCCGCCAACACGATCATCAAAAAGTTCAAGGGCTTAAAGCCTCTGGCTGAAGTCACGAACGTCAAGGCCCACACTGTCATGCGCTGGCGCATGCCGAAAGAGAAAGGTGGGACCGGCGGCGTCGTGCCCCATTGGCATATCCCAGCCATTCTCGAAGCCGCCAAAGCGCGCGGGCTCGATATCCGTCCTTCTGACTTCGCCCCGGTCATGGAGAACGCAGCATGACCGCGGACACCCAGATCAAATCCTTCTTCCAGCGCTGGGAACGTCTCGAAGGCGAGAAGAAGGCAATCAGCGACGACCTCAAGGAGTTGTTCTCTGAGGCGAAGCATGCCGGATATGACAGCAAGGCGCTGCGGGCCGCCTTCAATCGCAAGGTGAAGCAGGACGCCGAGACGACGGCTGACCAGCAGTTCGACATGGTCGTTGATACCTACCTCGATGCCATCAACGGTGTTGCGCGCGATGCGCGGATGCGTGCACGAGAAAACATTGAGAAATTCGACCCGGAAACCGGCGAAATCCTCGAAGACATCAATCCACGCCTCGCCAAGCAGGTCGTCGACGGCATGCAGACCGAAGCCGGTCGCGCCGCGCTGATCGCTGCTGTCGATATCCTGATCGAGCAGGAAGAGGCGGAAGAATCCCGAGCGAACGTCGAGGAGGGGGCTACGGACGAGAGCGCCGCAGTTTCTGATGATCCGGCTAGTAGGACCTCTGAGGACAGCGAGCGTCAGCGCGCCTCGATGGTCGGCTTTGCTGACGATTGCCGGACCGGAGGCAAAGAGCAGTCGGCTGCGGCCGCTGCACCGGTAGGGGATGCTGTCGCTTATGCAGAAGGCATCCCCGTCTCGAATGGAAGCCGGCCCGCGGATCCAGCGGGTTCCGGTGGCGACCCGGGCACACCAAGTTCTGATGCTGGCGGCGAAAAAATGGAAACGGGCTCGAACCCCGCTCCAGGCCGGCGCGACGTCAAGTCGCTTCATAGCAACGCTGAATCGGAGCGAGCCACCAACACCAAATCCGAGATCAATCCAAATGAGGATCGCAGAGAAGGCCACAGCCTCGACGGGAACGCCGACGCCAACGCAGGAGGCGGTCATGTAAACGCGCAGAGTGAAGCCGCACAGAGGGCAGGGGCTCTCGTCAAACCTGCTCCTGCCCACAAACCTCTTCGCCCTCTGTGCCGGAACCCCGGCGAGCACTGCGGCGGATATGGCAGCACTCATTGCGCCTCCTGCATCCGTGCGTCCAAGCAGACCGAGGTGGCGGCATGAACTTCACTAACCACAAACAGCAACCCGGCCCATCCCGCGCTGAACTGACGTCGATGATGATCGACTTCACGGCAAAAGGTGGCGAGGTCCGAACCTTCAAGCGCGGCCATAGCAGCGAATGGCTGTATCTGCGGGATCTGTTCAGGAGCTTCGGCTATGAGCTGAAGACGGACAAATCCTTCTACATCGTCAGGAAGATCAACGAAAACGGTAAGCCGAAGCGCCTCACCCGAGTGCAGGCCATCCGCGAGATCGATCGCGTTCTCGTCGCCCACGGCATGCAGCCGTTCATGATCACCAAGCACGAGTTTCCGGAGGCACGCAAATGATGCCCTCCGCTCAAAAGATCGTGTCGGCTCTGAAAGACATCCAGGCACGTCGGTATCGCTCCATCACCTTCACCGAGGACGGCACGGTCATCATCGTCGATGCCGATACCGGGAAGTCTGCATCGGGGCGAAATCTCAAAGAAGCAGAAGCCAACTTCGGGAGCGCAGCATGAGCATCGTGGTTTTCGGCGCGATCTACCTCTTCGGCACCTACGCCATCTACAGGCACTTAGCCGGCACGGCGCCCCACTGCGACGAAGATGGGAACCGTATCGTTGTCCCGTTCCGTCGCCGACATCCAGCAAACACGAACTGACGGTCTCACCCCCTCGGATCGTCACGACTGGTCCCGGTCTTCACCTCCCAAGGCGCCGGGACCAGTCACCCTTATGCGGATCCTCTTATTCGCCAGGCGCAAAACGACAGCGTGAGTGGCTGAGACAAGGGGCTCCCAATTGTCAGGTGGCGACGGCGGATCGCCACCTGCAGCAGAGCCGGACGCGGCGGATGTTTCGGCTCTGCGGAATGAAATGACGGTTGGCCCGAGCGGCGGACCAGACGACGGGACGGACGTCCCTGCCAGGATATCGGCCCCGTCGTCTTCAATCTCAGTCCTGCGCATCTGTAGCTCCTCTGAACAAGGGCGAAGGTAAAGCAGGAGCCAGACAAGGTGTTGTCAAACAAAGACAAGGAATTGGCAAACAGGGCCAAGGTCATGACTGATGCATTTTACGCACAAAACCTTTTGAGAGAGGCCTTCCCAGAGAGCCGGTACGGCTCGGTGAAGGGAGCGATATTTGCGGCATATCGCTTCGTCCGCCCGAAGGTCTCGAAAGAACTGACCCCAAGAAGAATTCGATCCATCCGCGAGGGAACAGCTCGCCGGATCGATGCTGAAGAAATGGAAGCGCTCAAGGCAGCGATCATCGAGGAGGCTCACCGTGAGCAACAGGAATTACGCGCCCGTCTGGCTGCGCTGGACAAAAAGGTTGCCGCTTTCGGCGAGAGCGTGGCTCGCGGAGCGGTGGCGGGCGCGGGCGAATAAGTGGGCCGATCGGGCCGAGTGGATCATGGGCGAGGATTGAGCATGCAACAGCTTGGCCTTTTTGACACCCTCCGCAGTCAGCCCGTCCGTCTGCCGGTAGCGCCGCACGGGTCGGTTCTGGATGCCTCAATGGATCCGCATTTCACATTTCGCCTGCCTCATCCCCGCATGGTCTGGGATCGCGCCGAGATTGAGGTTCATTGCCATGACGACGGTATGTGGATGTGGTCGGCAAGCTTCATGGCTGACAGCGAAGGCAGTTCTTATCGCGTCGGACCGAAATGGGGAAAGTTCGCGGAGACGCGGGAAGACGCTCTCTTCTTCGCCGTCGAGGAACTCGAGTCTCGACTTGGAAGGAAAGGCGGACCGGACGCCGCCCTTATCATGAAGTGGCTTCACGCTCTCAAAGACAACCCGGAGGCTTTCAAGTGAAAAACCGTCTTATCGACCTCAACAATCACCTGTTTTCGCAGCTTGAGCGCCTGAGTGACGAGAACCTGACAGCCGAGCAGATCGAGAGCGAGGTCAAGCGGACGGATGCGATTGTCGCCGTTAGCGAGCAGCTGATCCGCAATTCCGATTTGTCGCTTAAGGCCGCCACCCTCGTTGCCAACCACGGCGACCGGTTTAAGCCGATGCTGCCGACCATCTTCCGGCAGCCAGACACCCTTGAAGGACGAGCGCTCACTGATGGGAGCGAGAAGTGAAAGGGACATGGATCAAGTACACTGAGGAGCAAATGATTTGGCTTCAGGCCAACCGTTTGCTTCCTATCAGCAATTATCACGCCGCATTCTGCGAGCGGTTTTCCCGCTATGACGTGTCTGCCGGAAACCTGCATGCGCTACGCAAGCGCAAGGGCTGGAAAACCGGGAGGACCGGTCATTTCTCCAAGGGAAGCACGCCATTCAACAAGGGCGTTCCCTGCGAACCCGGGAAGGGCGGCAAGCATCCCAACGCTCGTAAGACCCAATTCAAAAAAGGCGGCTTGCCACACAACACGAAGTTTCTCGGCCACGAGCGGGTTACGAAAGACGGTTATGTCGAAATCAGCATAGACGAGGAAAACCCGCATACTGGCTATGAGCGCCGGTATGTCCTGAAGCACCTCTACCTCTGGGAGAAAGCCAACGGTCGTGTGCCGGAGGGCATGTGTCTGAAGGCGGTTGATAGCAATAGATCGAACACCGATCCGTCAAACTGGATATTGATCCCCCGCGGCGTCCTTCCGCGGATTAACGGCGGCCGGGCAACGCGGGTTATGGCCTACGACACTGCCCCTGATGAATTGAAGCCGGTGCTTATGAACCTTGCCCGGGTCGACCAGAAGGTCAGCGAGATTCGGCGTAGGCGTCAGGGGGGCGAATGACCCCTCCCGAAGAGATGATCGCTTGGCTCGATCGCCGCATCGCCTCCGCCATGACCTGGCTCGACGACCACGGCAAAGGCTCAAAGCGTCCTCGTCCTCAACACGAGATCGAAACCAAGGAATACGACATCGCCAGATTTGAAGAGATCAAGGCGGCATACCTGAAGGCGATCGAGCGGAAAGGGCAGGCGGAATGACCTGGTTTTTCGACCCGCTCCTTCCTCTCCACTACGAGCATATCGTCATTGATCCGCCGTGGGGATTCGACCTCTACAGCAAGGAGGGGGCGAAGAAATCAGCGCTGGCGAAATATGAGCTGATGAACGATGCGACTATCCTGGCGCTTCCGGTCGGAAAGCTCGCTAGCATGGATTGCCTTCTTTATTGCTGGGCGACAGCTCCACAGCTTCCATTGGCTATCCAGTGCGTCAAGGCGTGGGGCTTCGAGTACAAATCCCTTCTCGTTTGGCGCAAAACGACACCCGCCGGCAAGATCCGAATGGGCACGGGCTACCGTGTCCGAACAACCGGCGAGGTGATCGTCGTCGCCACGCTCGGCAATCCGAAGCAGGCAGCAATCCCCCAGACCATCTTCGACGGTATTGCTCGCGAGCACAGCCGCAAGCCTGACGAGTTCTACTCGCTTTGCGATCGCGTCATGCCGCATGCGCGCCGCGCTGACATCTTCGCTCGGGAAAGCCGCGCCGGCTGGCACTCTTTCGGCAACGAGGCGAGGAAGTTCGACGAGGTGGCCGCATGAAGCTCGCGGGATATGAGGCGCAAGCCTTCAAGGCATGGAAAGATTGCCAGGAGGATTTCAGCATCCTCGGATTTAAAACGGTCGCGTCACGCGCCGGGCTTGATCCGAAGAAGGTACGCCGTGCGGTGCGCGGCCTCGCTCGCAAAGGTCTTGTCGAATTTCATCGGGTTTCTTGGACAGATGAAGGGGTTCCATGCGGCGCAGGCTACGGCTTGACGAAGGCCGGCCTTGATCTCCGCGAGGTGGCCGCATGATGTCAATGGATGCTGAAGCCCGATCAACGCCTAAGGATGCCGGCTTCCTCAGCCGCGCGAATAAAGGCGAGCTTTGCTTTTTCTCTGGCGACCTTCCCGTCGATGGCGCCGAGACAGGCTCGCCGAGCAGCAGAAAAGGACTTGCCTCCTTTTGTGGGCCAAGAGGTCATCAGACACGCCATGGCATCCCGCGTGCTGCCGACACTCCGGAAATGATCGGAGTTCTCGATCATCAATTCGATTGGCTTGTCCCACAGATCGTCGCTCATGTTTTCACCTCAGAGGTATTCACCGCGGAAGAAATTCGCAGCCGATCCACTCGTTCCGGCAATCGGACTGAGGTCCCTGGTGCTTATGCGACTAAAGGCCGGGGTGCGCGCCTATGACCTTCCTCGAAGCCTTCACTCAGTTCGGTCCTGACGTCGAGCGTATCGCCGAAGCCCTTGGCATCACCCCACCAGAAGCCGATCGCCTCATCAATGAAGCAATGGACCGCCGGTACCAGAAGCGCGTCGAGTATCGCCGGAGGCCGGCATGAGCAACCGCGCATGGATGCCACTCCACATAGGCGACTACCTCGCTGACACCGGCCACCTCACGGCGACCGAGCATGGCGCCTACCTTCTGCTGATCATGCACTACTGGCAGAACGGGTGCCTGCCTGAGAACGAACGCATCATCGCCCGTATCGCAAAGCTTTCACCAGAGCAGTGGGAAGAGAGCAGGGACATGCTCGCCATGCTTTTCGGTCCGGGCTGGACTGTGGATGCAGGTACTGCTGTCCATCGGTCATTCAATGGCCGTGCCACTGCTCGAAAAGCAATTCCTTTGGACGTGAAGCGTGCTGCGATCGAGCGAGATGGATATCGTTGCGTATATTGCGGCGACGATAATGGCCCCTTTGACTACGACCACCGTCTACCAATTGCCCGCGGCGGCGAGAACACCATTGAAAACGTGTGTGTGTCTTGCCGTTATTGCAACCGCGCGAAGGGAGTCCTCACTGCCGAAGAGTGGATCGGGGTGCTCCAATGAACGATTGGTTCCGCTCATGGCACGGTGCGCCGACTGATCCGAAGTGGCTCGGCATTGCTCGCCGCGCCGGCGTTGCGCCGGGAATCGCTGTTGCCGTCGCTTGGGCGCTCATGGATCGCGCCTCCCAGGCATCAGACCGCGGCTCCATCCGCGGCTATGACGCCGAGGGCTTAGCGTACTTCTATGGCTGCGAGCCGGAGCAGGTCGAGGCCATAGTCGCAGCTATGGCCGATAAGGGCATGATCACCGAGGGCCGCTTCACCAGCTGGGAAAAGCGCCAGCCGAAGCGGGAAGACGGTGCGGCCGAACGCGCAAGGGAATGGCGCGAACGCAAACGAACGCATCTGCAACAACAGATACAGAGACAGATACAGATCCTTCGGAAGACGCGAGCGCGCCTGAGACCAATCTTCAATTCGAAGAATTTTGGGACGCTTACCCAAACAAGATTGGCAGGCCATCGGCGGAGAAAGCCTTTTCCCAAGCCATCAAGCGCGCCAGCCTCGACGACATTATGGCCGGTGTCCGTGCGTATGCCGCCAAGACCGACGACCGCCAGTGGTGCTCACCGGTCAAGTGGCTTTCCGACGACCGCTGGAAGGACCAGCCGGCAAAGCCGCCCGACAAGCCGCCTCCAAAGCCGAACGGCATCGCTTACCTGCAAACCACGCAGTCGCGAGCCGAATACCTAGCCCAGGAAATCGAGCGTTCGAACCGGAGTTTCAAACGATGATCGCAGCCAGACAGTTCACCAGCGCAGCCGAGATGCGAGCCCACTATGCGGCGGTGCATCAGCGCTGCTTCAACCCGGTCGTGCCGGCGAAGCCTGAGCCGGTCGTCATCGAGGCGGCTGACAGGTTCGTGACCAAGAAGGTTCCTCTGTGGCTGGTGAAGGACATCCATTTCGATGCTCACCTCGTCGAGTGGCGGGACCGCGCCGGAAACCGGCCGCTCGCCTACCTCAAGGACCGGTGCAGAGAGCTTGATGTTCTCTATCGCGACATGATCGGACCTGACAGACGCCGCCCGACGGTCAAGGTAAGGCAGCAATTGATCTGGGAGCTGCACCACAAGTTCGGCATGAGCTTCCCGGCTCTCGGTCGCCTGTTCGGAGGCCGTGACCATACAACGATGCTGCATTCTGTCCGCAGGGTCGTAGCGAAGCGAGGTGAGGCATGAATCGATATAGCGCATATCCCCGCCGTATCCCTGGTGGCTTCGGCTACTGGGCCATGATCCGGCTTTGCCGCGATAGCCAGCCGTCGCCGGTCATGGACACGGGAGACAGGCCGAAGGTGTTCAGCAGCAAAGGCGAGGCTGCAGAGGAGTGCCTCAAGCACATGGTGGCGTTCATGAACGGAAGGGAAATACGGGGCGAGAAGTTCGAGGGCATGGACAAGCCTGCGACAACAGCGCGCGCCAGGGCTGAGAAGCTCTTTATCGGCGGCGGCCGGGCGGTTCAGGTGGAACGGGTATAGGCGAGGGAACGGAAATGGCGGAACCGAAGAAAGTGCGCAAGCGGTCGGCGCGGACCTTCAAAGGACTGACGGCGGCCAATGTAGACGAGTTCACCGAACTCGGCAGTCAGCATGCGAAGGTGAAGCTGATCGAGATCGATAACCCACACTACAGCAAGGCCCACGCTGGATCGCCCGGCAATCCCAAGACCGTCACAGCCGCGATGAACCTACGGGAAAGCCCCATCGCCATGATGGCGGCCAAGGGCCATTTGGAGCCGCACCAGGTCGAAGCCGCTATCAAGTTCCGTCGGCTTTGGGAGGCCCTCGGCGGCTCTGGCGCGGGATCTTTCGATTATTCGCGGGAACCTGTCGATGGCGGAGGCGCGCGCGACCCGATCAGCGATCGGCAGATCGATGCTGGCTTCAAGCTCAAGGAATGCCGAGAGCTACTCGGCCGTCGCCACTATGACGTCGTCAGTCGGGTAGCCGGCGACGGCTGCACGATCGCCGAACTCGGCACATCAAAGCGCGCTCGGCATACCCTTGCCGACTACCTCCGCGACGCTCTGGACGACTTGGCTGTGCATTGGGGCCTCCAGAAGCGAAAAACACCAAACAATTCGCCATCTGTAGTGTTGCCAAGGTAAACCTTGCGCGGTATCTAGTGATTAGTGTGGTGATTTGCGCGAAGCGATCACTAAATCAGCCGCCTCCGGGCGGCCTTTTTATTACCGTGTCGGATTATCATTTGCAGCCCCGTTTTCTTGGGCTTTGACGTGTTCGACAAGGGTCTGCTCAATGTAGGTCGTGAGCGGCACAGTGATGTATTCCGCATTAGGGAAGGTCGCGGCGAGTTGGACGATTACCATCCGCGCTGCTTGCAAGTGAACTTCCCTAACCTGGGACCGGCCGTTTTCGAGATCTTCGTAGGTTCTGAGCGCAACGCCCATCGCCTTCGCAAATGCGGATTGAGACAATCGGGCTTGGGCCCGCAGTCGAGCCAAGGGATTTTCCTCAGACATTGAAGGTCTCCTGAAGGTTTGCTACATTTCTGGGAACCGGAGAGGTTGCAGCCCCTCCGGCCCCCAGTTACCGGCCTATGGAGATCGTTACTCTCCACTTGCCGAACCGGACTTGAAGGGTGAGCTTGACGCTCATGGTGGCCTCCAGTCCTCCCGAAGCGGGATTGCTTCGGTAAGATTGTTATCCCACGGAAACCGTGGTAACGCAATAGCAAAACCACGGAAATCGTGGGAATATTTCAAGCCGTCTGGAGTGATCCGGGCGGCTTTCGATTCCCGAGATCGGACGGCTTCCCGTTGAAACAATACGGTCTGGCGAAGCACAGTCTGATGGCCAAGGGGATGGCCCGTGACCAGCGGGAACCCTGCGGCCCACTAATTGCTACGCTTCAGCCCGCCCGGTTCGCCGAGGCGGGTGTAAAGATGAACGGCAAGTTCACATAACGTTCATCCCCATAAGAGCATGGTCGCCAACATTGGAAATCGAAAGGCGTAACCATGAATAGTTTTTCTCGCATCGGTACTGCTATAGTTGCAGTAGTTATCGCAGCATCGAGCGTCGGCATGGCCTCGGCCGCCCCGTTTGTCGGGCAGCATCCACAGGTGACGTCCGACGTGGAATTGGCCCAGTACCGTGAAGATCGCCGTCCTGACTGGCGTCGCGACCGGCACCACGCGGACCGCTACGAACGTCGTCACGACCGCCGCGGCTACTGGAACGGTCATCGCGGTTACCGGGACTACCGCAAGGGTTATCGTCGCCACAGCGACGGCTACTACTACCCGCGGTCTGTGTTCCAGCTCTACATCCGCTAAGCGGTTTCGGCTTCCTTCGACAACCCCGTCAGAAATGGCGGGGTTTTTTCGTTCCCGAGTCCGGCGGTATGGCGCTGTCTATCGCCTGACATTCGAAAAAGTCAGCCAGTAATCGAGGAGGGGAGCGTCATGTCGAACTGGAAGCGGGCGCTCCTCATTCTGGCGGTCGTTGTAGCTGTTTCCTGCATGGCTGCCGCTTTCCTCACGGCCTGCCAGTCGTATCAGCCGCCAGGTGAGGGGATCTGGCGAGCGCTATAGGACTATCCCTTCGGACCGTAAACCAGCGCGTTCTCGATCCTCGACAAAACATCTGCGTAGCTTTCGGTAACGTGCTTGGTCTCTCCGCCGTCTTTGCTGCCAGGTGAAAGATACACCACCGTTCCCGGGTCGTTTGGTCTGACTGCTACGATATGGTCCACATTGAAGGCGATTGGCCCATCAGTCTGCGTCCAAGTGAGTTGTACGAATGCCATCCAATCCTCCCAGGGTTAGCCGATGCCAGTCCTAAAAAACGCACGGCATGAGAAGTTCGCCCAGGCTCTCTTCAAAGGCAAGACAGCAGATGACGCATATGCGGAGGCCGGCTTCAAACCTGACCGCGGAAATGCGTCCCGCCTACAGCAGAAAGACAACATCAGACAACGCGTCGCCGAGCTTTTGGAGTGGGAGCAGACGGTAGAGCGAAAGGCCACCGAAAAGGCCATCGAAAAGCTCGCCATCACCAAAGAGCGCGTGCTTGAGGAGTTGGCCAAGATCGGCTTCTCCGACATTCGCAAGGCTATCAAGTGGCAGGGCACGCTGGTCACTGAAGAGGACAACCCCGAAGGCGGCGATGTCCTCGTGATCAAGAATGTTGTCACCAACAATGTGCAGCTCGTGTCGAGCGACGAGATCGACGACGACACGGCCGCAGCAATTGCCGAGATCAGCCAGAACTCCACCGGCGGCATCAAGCTCAAGCTGCACGACAAGAAGGGTGCGCTGGTCGACATCGGCAAGCACCTTGGTATGTTCGTTGAGCGCCACGAGCACACCGGCAAGGACGGTGCACCGATACAGACCGAGACGAGAACATGGCGGGAAGTGCTGCGCAGCGAAAAGAGCTAGACGCCACCACCCATCTCACCAACCCCGCCCTTCACGATTTTTGGGAGCAGGTCTTTCTCGGGCAGGCCGACATCGCGGTTCTTCACGGCGGTCGCTCAAGCTCAAAGACCAGAGACACGGCCTGCCAGTTGGTGCGCCTTGTCGATCACGTCGGCGTCAGGATGCGCGTTCTCTGCATCCGCCGCTTCCAGAACCGTATTCAGGATTCGGTCTATACCGAACTGAAGTGGGCGATTGCCCATCTCGGGCTTGAGGCTGCCTACGACGTCCAGAAGACGACAATCATCCATCGCCGCACCGGCGCGGAGTTCATCTTCTATGGCATCGAGCGAAACCTTGAAGACATCAAGGGCACGTCCGACGTCGATATTCTGTGGGTCGAAGAGGCTGAGAAGCTCACCGAAGATCAATGGACGGTCATCGGCCCGACGATCCGCAAGGAAGACAGCTTGGCGATCCTGCTGTTCAATCCGAAGCTCGTCACCGACTACGTCTGGAAGAACTTCGTCATCAATGTGCCCCCGCACTGCATCGTGCGGAAGATCAACTACACCGAAAACCCGTTCCTATCTGCCAAGGCGTTGCGCGACATCGCAGCGATGCAGGAGCGAAACCCGGAACTGTTCGAACACATCTACGGTGGCGTGCCGCTCGGCGATAGCGAGCTGTCGATCTTCAAGCGCAAATGGCTTGAGGCCTGCATCGACGCCCACGAGGTCCTCAAGCTCAGCCTGACCGGCCGGAACATCATCGGCTTCGACCCGGCAGACGACGGCGAGGACAAGAGCGCGACGGCCGACAAGATCGGCGGCATCTTCATGGATGCTGAAGACTGGTCATCTGGCAAAGACGAGCTCGTCCAGAATGCCAAGCGGGTTTGGGCAAAGGCCAAACACGCTGGAGCGACAGTCTCTTACGACACGATCGGTGTAGGGGCTTTCGTCGGCGGCTACATCGATGAGCAGAACAAGATCGAGGGATCGAAGGTAAAGCACTATGCCTTCCATGCTGGCGGCTCTGTGATGGACGGCGACAAGCCAAGCGATCCGTTCAACAAAAACAGTCCTTTGAACAAGGATGAGTATCTGAACTTGAAGGCGCAGGCTTGGGCCAACACGGCACGGCGCGCCATGCTCACCTTCAACGCGGTGACGCGAGGTCAGTCGATTAAGCCAGAAGATGTCCTATCGTTCTCGTCGGCGATCGACCCCAAGAAGCTGGATGCGCTGTTCACCGAGCTTTGCGTTCCCTGGTGGGTCGAAACGGAGGGCAAGAAGCGCGTCGTGCCGAAGCTGAAGCTCAAAAAGGACCTCGGCGTGAAGTCGCACAATCTGGCTGACGCTGTGATCGCCGCCGACAACGTTCACATCACCGGCTCGACCTACACTCTCTCGAATATTGGATGACCGATGGCCTGTGGACCTTGTGAAAAGCGCCGGCAGATGATCGCCGAGGCTCGGAAGCAGTCCGGGGCAAAGGGCGTTCTGAAGGTCCTGCCAAAGGTCGCTCGGGATGTCGTGAAGAACCCGCCGAACATCAGAAAGAGCCGCAATGGGTGACGTTATCCAGCTACGGGCGAATGACAGCCTGCGCTCGATGGTCGCCGGCCTCGGCGATCCCTTCCGAGACAAGATGGCCACGGCCTCCTATGGGCTGCAGTATATTGGCGACTACCAGCTCGCAGCGATCTACAAGAGCAATTGGCTTGGCCGGAAGATCGTCGACATCCCCGCCATGGACGCTGTCCGCAAGGGCCGGGACTGGCAGGCGGAGCAGGACCAGATCGAAGCTATCGAGGCTGAGCAGAACCGTCTCGGCTTCTGGCACAAGCTGCTTGAGGTTAAGGTCAAGGCCCGCCTGTGGGGTGGGGCTGGGCTGTTCATCGGCACCGGCGAGGAGGATCTCATGCAGCCCCTCAATTTTGAGGGGACCAAGAAGGGCGGAATCAAGTATCTGACCGTCCTGTCGCGGCGTGACGTCACCGCTGGTCCGATCGAGCAGAATGTTCTGTCCGAGTTCTACGGCAAGCCTGCCTATTACGAAGTGACCGGCAACGCAGCGATGGTGCGAATTCACCCGTCGCGGCTCGCTGTCTTCATCGGTGCACCTCACGGTGACAACCTGCTTACCTTCGGCGTTAACGAGGGTTGGGGCGACAGCATCATCGAATCCGTCTACTCGGCGATGAAGAATGCGGACGCGACGGCGGCAAACATCGCCAGCCTCGTCTTCGAAGCCAATGTCGACGTGTTTCGCATCCCCGAGTTCATGGACGGGCTCGCCGATCCAGAATATCGGTCTCGGCTGCTGGAACGGTTCTCGCTCGCTGCGACGGCCAAAGGCATCAACCGTGCCCTCGTCCTCGACAAGGAAGAGGAATACGAGCGCAAGACGATCAGTTTCGCAACATTGCCGGACGTCATGCAGTCTTTCCTTCAGATGGCCGCTGGCGCCGCCGATATTCCGGTTACGCGCCTGCTCGGACAGTCTCCGGCTGGCATGTCGGCCACCGGCGAATCCGACATGAACAACTATTACGATCGCGTGGCATCCATCCAGACACTGGAAGTGACGCCCGCGCTCTATCGCCTCGACGAGTGCCTGATCCGCTCCGCGCTGGGCAGCCGCCCCGGTGAAGTCTTCTACAAGTGGTCTCCGCTTAAGCAGATGACCGAGAAGGAGCTGGCCGAAATCGGCAAGATGAATGCCGAGACGGCGAAGACGCTGGCCGACACTGGTATCTTCACCCCGGTCGAGCTGCGCACCGTCGTGACGAACCAGCTTGTGGAATCGAGCTTCTACCCGGGCCTTGACCAGGCAGTGGCGGACACCGACGCCAAGGGCGAGTTCGACCTCGGTGGAGATGATCAGACAGACGAGCCGGACGATCAGCAGCCGACCAGCGAGGCGTGATGCTCCGATATTCGCTGACCAAATTGGTCGACCGGCCAATGGGTACGACAGTCGAATTGCCGCCGGTCGACGTCCGCCTCTCTGCAGAAAAGCAGCAATATGCCGCACTGCGCTCGATGCTCAACGGGATCGCCAAGGAAGCGCGGGAGCACATCATCCCGCTCTACCAGCAGGAACAGGACATGAAGCGCGCCGCACGGGCCTTCACGGGCGATGCGGACCGCACTTGGTTCGCATCGTTGCAGGCGTTGGCCAATCAGTTGCAGCGGATCGGCTCGGATACGGTCAGCCGCATTCTCGATCTGGAAGCGCAGCGCCACACCGAAACCTTCATGGCGACGGCCAAGCGCGCGCTGGGCGTAAACCTATCTTCGGTCGTGCGCGACGAAGATCTGGCGGAATACCTGCAGGCGGCAGTCGCCCGCAATACATCGCTGATCCAGAGCCTGTCGGACGACATCGTGAAGCGGATCGAGCAGACGGTCTATACGAACAGCATCGCCGGCAATTCGGTCACGACGCTGCGCAAAGAGTTGCAGACACAGTTCGGGATCACGGATCGGCGGGCGCGGCTCATTGCTCGGGACCAGACCGGCAAGTTCAACTCGGATCTGAACAAAATCCGGCAACAGCAGGCAGGCGTTACTTCATACGTGTGGATGACGGCGCACGATGAGCGCGTTCGGCCGCTGCATAAGAAGCTGGACGGAAACACATATAAGTGGGGTGAGGCTACCGGCGCTGAGCAAGGCCTACCGCCAGGTCAGCCGATCAACTGTCGTTGTGTGGCCCGCGGGATTGTCGAGTTTTGAGAAGGTCGTCGAGCTCGGGGCTGGTGACGCGCTCATCTTCCACGACGAGAACCTCGGTCGTTTCGAGGATCTCCTTCAGTTTCCGGACTTCCAGCGACAAGGCTTCGATCTTGACGCTTTGGTCAAGGATCAACTGCCGCAAGGCTCGGAATTGTTCGTCGGTCATGCCTGCTTTTGTGGTGCATATCGAAAAGGTTGGCAATGCTTATCAAGACCGTTTCGACAGTTGTCACGACAGACAGCACCGGCAAGCCGATCGATGCAATCCCGGTGCGCAATGCGAGCGCCGGCGAAACCGACGCTGCCGGCCGTCCCGTCGATATCATTCAGGTGACAGAAGATCCGAATGGCGTTCCCGTCCGTGTGGTGACGGGGAAGGCTGCTCAGAACAGCGCAGGGCAGTGGATAGACACCCTCCCGGTACAAGGCGGTGTGGTGCCACTTCCTGCCCTGCCGCTTGCCACAGGTGCCAAGGTCATGGGCCTCGGTCACAGCTTCATCGGGCTCGGAGCAGCACAGACCTATACTGCAGGACAGACCGCTACGAACGGTCATACCGGTTTTTATGAGAATGGCCGAACTGTCCTTTCGTGGATCAAGGCCGCCGATGGCCGCTTTAACATCGACATGTTCGCCGAGTTGAACAGTCCGTTCTTTGCGCCCAGCTCATTTGCGGCCTTCTCGGGCGCAATGGCTGGCAAGTCAGGCGATTGCCTATTTCCTGTCCCCGGGCTTGAGGCGCAGTTCCCGGGCACGCTCGCGCGCACGGCCTATTCTCTCAGCCAGAAACCCGACATCGTCTATATCGACATCGGCTACAACGATATCGTCCGGGGTCGAAGCCTTGCGGCGACCATTGCCGACTTCGATACGCAGGTGCAGCGGATCGTTGATGCCGGCATTTACGTCGTTCTGCAGACGTTGAGTTGGACCAATACGCTTGACGATCAGCCAGGCGTTGACGATCCGGCATGGCCCGGCATTCTCGACGGCATCAATACGTGGATCCTTGCGCAGGCGGGACGCAGCGGCGTCGTGCTCTGCAACACGCTTTCGCTCGATGGACCGGCCTCAGGCATCTCGCCGACGATGTTTGTAGATGGGCTTCACCCCAAGCCGGACCTGATGGCGAAGCGCTCCGATATTCTGCTGCCGATCCTGCAGGGAATGGTTTCAGCAGGCGAGACGAGGTCGCTCGATCCACTCGCCGCCTACAACATCTTGCCGCCCAAGGGCACACCAGGTGTTGCTGGCGCTAAGACCAATGTCACTGGCGACGTTGCGACCGGCATGCGCCTGATCCGCGGCACCGGCACGTCGACCTATGTCGGCAGCAAGGAAGTGGTGGCGGCCGGAAACGAGAAGCAGGTCATCACCATCACGCCTGTCAACGACGCGGCTGCCGTTCATACCGTGACCTATGGCCTGCCCGCCAATCTCAGCCTGGCAACACTTGGCCTCGTCGCCGGCGACTGGCTCGAAATCCAGATCCCGGTCGAGCTGAACGACTGGGCGGGCTGGGACTACCTCGACAGCTCCATCCGCGGCCCCGTCCAGATCGGCAACACGGTGACCGTCACCGGCGGCGGCTGGACGACGGGCAACTACATTGGGGGGCGTGGAAGATCGCTCATCTGCGGCTCGAAGCTCTGGCTGCCGACGGGGCTCACGATGACCAACATCCGGCTCGACAACCTACTGATCCTGCGGCACCTCTGCAGTACGGGCGGGACTGGTGTAGCCAAGATCGGCGCGCCGGTCATTCGGAAGATCGCGAGCCCGCGCGTCGCGTGGCAGTTGGCGGCTTGAAATGCGAAACCCGCCGGAGGTCACGGCGGGTTTCAGAAGAGCAGCTTCGCGAGTAGCTGCTCTCCAGCTGAAAGCGGAGGGCACTTCAGCAGAGGGACACTTAAGAAAAGATCAGAGTTTTTCCAGCGCCCGTTGAAGAAAAAGTCTGGTGCAAGTTAACTTCATCTCACGTGGCCGGGCGCCGAAATCGAGCACTGATCACTGGTAGGCTTGCTGCTGATCCTCTCGCTGCATCGGCGCTGACCGAGCGTTGCCCACACTATCTGATGCCTTCAGTTTCGCCCTCAACAGCAAGAGCAAAATCCCTGCAGCAATAAAAACCTGCAAGGAGAGGTAAATATACAAGATCAACCACAGCATGGCTCATCCATCCTCACTTGAACAAGTCCGAACGGGTTCGATCAGATAGGTCGGTGACGATCTATCGACAAGTGCCGTATGAGGGGGCCAGCCTTTGGAACGACAAGCGACGATGGACATTCTTCGTCTGTGTCGCGTGGCCCCACGTGACAGGCCTTACAAGGCCGAAGGCTCGTGGCTTGACAGGACGCGAGCCTTCCACCTTTTCGTCAAGCAACGCTTCGAACACGAAAAGAAGCCCGCCGAAGCGGGCTAGTTTAGGGGGTTGGAAAAGGAACGCTGCGAACGCTGGTCTGGAGATCCATCGAGCGTCCCGGATAATCTACTTCCCGCGAAGGAAAAGGTTCCATCGGCCATCGATTTTGGGCCGGGTGATGCGGGCTCACCACCAGAATTTTAAACGCCCACCCAACCGGCTCTGAACAGAGCAGGGAGCGAAGCAATGAAATTTACCGATGCTGTCACCATCGCGGGAACGCGGCGGACTGACGACGGCTACCTTGTTGCCGAAGCGAAGGCAGTTCGGACAGGGATCCAGCTTTATACGGGCGATGAGGTCGGCAAGCCGGAGATGTCCGTCGTGCGTGTCTATCGCCCGCCGGAATCGGTCTTCGCCGACGCCAGCCTGCAGAGCTTCACCCACGCGCCGGTGACAATGGATCACCCGAAGGACGCAGTGACGGCCGAGAACTGGAAGGATCTAGCGGTCGGTGAGGTCAGCACAGCCGCCAAGCGAGACGGAGAGTGGGTCTATCTCCCGCTCATCCTGAAGGACGCAGCGGCAATCAAGGGCGTCGAGGGTGGCAAGCGCGAACTCTCCGCCGGCTACGTCTGCGAACTCGTATGGGGCGACGGCGTCACGCCGGATGGCCAGCAGTTCGATGCACAGCAGCGCAACATCAAGATCAACCACCTGGCCGTCGTCGATCGCGCGCGGGCTGGTTCAAAGGCTCGCATCGGTGACGGTGCGAATTGGGGCATCAGCCCTGTCACCCCTGATCACAAACCTCAAGAGGAAAAGATCATGACCCTGAAGACGGTTACCGTCGATGGCATCCCGGTTGAAGTAACCGATCAGGGTGCCACGGTTATCGCAACGCTGCAGCAGCGGCTTGCGGACGCAAATGCCAAGATGGACACGGCAGACGCCGCGCACCTCGCCGCAATCGCCGCAAAAGACAGCGAGCTCGCCAAGAAGGATGCCGAAATCGACAGCCTGAAGGCGAAGGTGCTTTCGGATGCCGATCTCGACAAGCGCGTGCAGGAACGCGCCGACCTGATCGCCATCGCCACCACCATCGCGAAGGACGTCAAGACGACCGGCCTTTCCGATGCGGCCATCCGCAAGGCGGTTGTCACTGCCAAGCTCGGCGATGCTGCCATTGCCGGCAAGGCTGACGCCTACATCGACGCTCGCTTCGACATCCTGGCAGACGAGGCGAAGAAGGCGATCGGAGCCGATCCGTTCGCGCGAGTTCTCTCTGACGGCATTCGTCCCAACGTCGACGTCCACGTCGCCGCGGACAAGGCATGGTCGGAGAGCGTCAACGACCTCAACGCCTGGCGCAAAAAGTAAGGAGGGCTGATCGATGCCTATCACCTATAGCAACACCCTTGCCGCATATGCGGTCGGCCGCCGTGTCAACATGGAAGAGTGGAACGCCATCACGCGCTCGCTCGAAGGCGCTACGCCTGTTGGCTTCGGCCAGCCCGTTATCGCTGGCACCGCCGCTCACACATGCGCTCCTCTGACGGCGGCGGCTCAGAACGTGCTCGGCATCACCGAAGCCGACCCGACGCTTCCCCGCCCGGGCGATGCCTACGCCCAGTACGACAACGTTCCGATCTGCGAAAGCGGCGTGATCGGTGTCCTGCTCGGCGCCAACGTCACGAAGGGCGCTCAGGCGCGCTTCGACATCACCAACAAGAACTGGACCGGTGCAGCCGCATCCGGAACGGTCCTCACCATTCCCGGCGCTCAGTTTGATGAAGCCGGTTCCTCGGGCGCGGTCGGCAAGGTCCGGTACCGTCGTCCTGTTCCGTCTCTGTCGGCATAAGGAGCCACATCGATGTATGGACTTGGACACAATGGCGGCCCTGTGCTCATGGCGGACGCCACCCAGGCGCTTGCCTTCGTCACCGCGCAGGCATACCGCATCAACCAGACCGTCTATGAGACGCGCTACCCCGATTGGGATTTCAGCCGCCTCATTTACGTCGAAACCGAAGGCGACCCGTGGGCCCCCGGTATCCTGACGTACCTCTCTGACATGAGTGGTGCAGCCAACTGGCAGTCGGGCGCAGCGAAGGATATTCCTCTCGCCGACGTCAACCAGGACTACCAGCTCAAGAACTTCCACCTGGCGGCCATCGGCTACCAGTTCAACATCCAGGAAGTGAACGCGGCGATCCAGATCCCGGGGGGCACTCTGCCGAACCGCCGCGCGAAGGCTGCTCGTCTGGCCTACACGAAGTTCATGTACGACCTGACCTTGTTCGGCAGCGCCGAGAAGGGTCTCGGCGGGATCACGAACTACCCGGGCGTCACGACGGCGGCTGTACCGGCAGACGGTACTGGTGCAGTCACCTTCTGGGTGAACGCGGCCGGCGTTGGTGTGAAGACGCCAGCGCAGATCGTCCGAGACGTCAACCTCGGTCTTCAGGGTATCAATCTGGCCACAAACCAGGTCGAGCTGGCTGACACCGTGTTCCTGCCGGTCGAAGCGCTGAATTACATCGCCGCCACGCCTTACAGCGCGACGACAATGGAAACGATCCTGTCGTTCCTGCTCCGCACCAATCTGTACACGCTCACGACCGGCCGGCCGCTCACGGTCCGCTCGGTTCGCGAGCTCGGTACTGCAGCAACCACGGCAGGCGTAGCCGGCAAGGGCCGTATGGTCGTTTACAAGAATGACGAGAACTACCTGAAGCTCCACCTTCCGATGCCTCACCGGTTCCTTCCGGTCTATCAGGACGGCCCGCTCAATTGGCAGGTTCCTGGCATCTTCCGGACTGGTGGCGTCGAAGCGCTGACCACAGCAGCCATCCGCTATCTCGACGGCGTCAGCGAAACTCCGGCCTGATAGGGGGCTGACATGGTCAAGGTGAAGAACCTGACGAACAGCCCCTATGATCTCCAGGGCAGGGACGGCCCGGTCCGTATCCCTGCCTTCGGAGAGGCAGAGGGCGAGTTCACGGACGATTATCTGATGATCCTCGAAGCTTCGGGATCTGTGGTGATCGTGAGCGATACCGAAGAAGGCGGGCAGGGCGGGGGAAGCAAGCCGCCGGCCGATGATCTGGCCAAGCTTCGCGCCGACTATCTCGACGTCATGGGCAAGAAGCCGTTCAACGGCTGGTCCGCCGACCAGCTCCGCGAAAAGATCGACGCGAAGCTCGCCGAATAATCATCACCCCGGCTGACAACGGCCGGGGTCCCATTTGCACCGGAGAACGGACAATGACCACGATCAAGAACATGACGGATGCACCGGTCTCGATCGGCGGCATGAGCATTCGTCCCGGCGTATCGGTCAATACAGACCGATGGCACGTTCTTCAGCACTCCGACAATGCCAAAGCGCTTCTTGCAGCCAAGGCCATCGAGGTCAGTGAAGCGGTTGCGGAGCCGGCCGCAAAAGCGGCTAAGGTCTCGAAGTAATGGCCTACGTCGCCCCCACGCCGACCGCCTTCAAGGCGCGATATCCCGAGTTCCAGCCCGTGTCGGATGCGCTCGTGCAGCTCGTGCTCGACGAGGCGATCTCCGATGTCGGCGATACGTGGCTCGAAAAGGACCGCGCTCGCGCTCAGATGCTCCTCGCGGCCCACATGCTGACGATGGAAGGTGAGCCGGGACGGTCGACAACCGGCCAAGGATCGGGCGCTACCGGCCCGGTCAAGCGGCGCAAGGTCGGTGACGTGGAAACTGAGTTCGCGGGAAATGGCGCATCGGCAGGCGGGGGCTCCGCTTCCGGCTATGCCGCCACGATCTATGGACAAGAGTTCCTCTCGCTCATGCGCAAGAATTTCCCCCCGGTGGCTGCCGTCTGATGTTCACAATCGGAGTGAAGCGCCGCGAGGTGGTGAAGCTGCCGAAGGGCGTGAAAGGACCATCGCAGGTCAAAGTCGGCTTTCCTAAAGGTGAGGCCGACCAGGACAATATCAACAAGGCGATCTGGAACGAGTTCGGCACCAAGGGCGGCGCTTCTGGCGGGGGCTGGGGCGGCCCGGTGCCCGAGCGTCCGTTCATGCGGAATGCTATGCGCGGTAACCGCGGCAAGTATCGTGACGCGCTCAAGGCTTCCGCTGCGAAACTGCTCACGGGCAAGACGACCGTGCGCCAGGTCCTGGCAAAGCTCGGCATCGTTGCTCAAGGGGATATCCAGGCGGAGATCACCTCTCTGCAATCGCCGCCGAACAGCCCTGTGACCATCGCCCTCAAGGGATCAAGCAAGCCTCTCATTGCCGACGGCGAAATGCGCGGCGCTGTTACGTGGAAGGTCGACGAATGATCGATGTTGCGATTGCCATCGATGGCGAGGCCGTCAACGTCACCCTGACCACCAAAGCCGCCGGATACTACGATGCCGATGGTAATTGGGTGCCCGGCGCGCCGACGTCTTCGACCATCCGCGCCGCCATCCAGCCCACGCGGGGTAAACAGTTGATGGACATGCCGGAAGGTATCAGGACCGAGGCGGGCTGGATGCTCTGGACCCGATCGGCGATTGCCGTCGACGACGAGATCACATCGGGCGGCATCGGTTACCGCGTCCTCTTCACCTGGCCGCGCTTGGAAGGCGGTTTCTACCGCGCCGCATTGGGCAGGCTGACGAAATGACGAACGACGAAATTCACGGCGCGGTCGTCCGCTGGATTGCGACTATCACCGGCGTCAAAACGATCAAGTCGCACCAGGGCGGCGACGATCCGGCCTTGCCTTACGTGATGGTGAATTTCACTGCGGATGCCGAGGTTCGCCAGCACGAGCAAACAGTCGAATATACCGACACGGGCATCCCGAACGGCCAAGGCCAGAACAAGATCAGCGCCGCGCCGGTGATCGAGGCCGAGTGGCGGTTTTCGGTGCATTCCTATGGTCCAGCGCCAACCGGCATTCTCCGCCCCATCGTATCGGCGGTAAAGCTTGCGCAGGTGATGGAGCCCCTACTTCCCGGCCTTGTAATCCACGAGGTCTCGCAGATCCGGAACGTACCCGACTGGATCAACAACAAGTGGGAGCCTCGGGCTCAGATGGACCTCATCGTTCGCGGTCTCACCCGCGACGGCTTCGTAATCGACACCATCGATGAAAGCAGCTTCGACATAGCTCGGGCTGGACAACCCTAGAAAGGACGGCAGGATGGCAATCCTCCCATACAACAGGGTCGTGAACGTGACCCTGTCGCGTAACGACGCCTTTCCGAGCCGTCGTGGCTTCGGAACGGAACTCATTCTCACGACAGTGGCCGTTGCCGGCAAGGTCGACGCAACGCATCGGACGAAGCTCTATGCCTCGATCGAGGAAGTCGCAGCGGATTTCGCGACCACGGCTGACGCCTATAAGGCTGCGCTGTCGGCATTCTCGCAGAACCCGCGGCCAACGCAGATCAAGATCGGCTTTGTGGCAAGCGATGGCACGCCGACGGCCGCCGAACTTCAGACGGAACTAAATACGCTCTACGATGCGGACCAGGATTGGTATTTCATCACCGTCGACACGACGCTGCGCGACCAGGCCTACACCGACGGTCTGCTCCAGTGGACGGAAGCGAAGAACAAGCTGGCAATCATCGACAGCAACGCCGCGGCGACTCAAAACCCGGCCGACACGACCTCGATCGCCGCCCGCAACAAGGGAGATTTCGAGCGTACCGGCATCTTCTACCATACGAATGCCGCGCTATTCCCTGCCGCCGCTCTGGCCGCCTGGATGTCGACCCGCAATTTCGACGACGCGAACAGCGCCTACACGGCCAAGTTCAAGAACCTCAAGGGCATCAGCGCCGTTAATCTCGGATCTGCCGCTATCACGGCGATCACCGGCTTCACCCCTGGTGTCGGCCAGTCGGAATCGGTCGGGCATATGGCCAACACCTATATCGACATCGGCAGCCGCAACTTCGTGGTTGAAGGGTCGACCCTGACGGCCAACGTCTTCTTGGACGAGATCCACGCCACCGACTGGATCATCGCCCGCACGGAAGAAGAGGCGCTCGGCATCCTGCTCAACAATGCCCGCGTGCCGTTCACTGACACCGGCATGCAGACACTTGCCTCTGCCGCCCGGACAGTCATGCAGCAGGCGACCCGCGCCGGCCTCATCGCCCAGGATCTCGACCCCGAGACTGGTGACTATGCGCCTGCCGTCGTCATCACCGTTCCGTCGGTGTTCGACGTTCCGGAAAGCCAACGAAAGGCCCGTATCGCCCCGGCGATCTCGGTCCGCTTCCGCTACGCCGGCGCGGTCCACTACACCACCATCAACTACACCATGACGTTCTAAGGAGCCGACACATGGGAAACTCAACCGCATATAGCATGGTCAATGTGTCGGCCACGCTGGACGGCCAGAAGGTGCAGGGTCTTTGGGATGGCGACGACGCGATCGTGGTTACCCAAGGCGCTGATGCTGGCTCCGGCCTTGTCGGCGCTGACGGATCGAGCATCTTCTCGATCTCTGCCGATAATTCGGCACAGATCAGCGTCAAGCTCCAGCATACCAGCCCGACGCATCGCCTGCTTCACCAGAAGTGGAAGCGCCAGAAGGCTCTTGGATCGACGGCCGCCGCCTTCCCGTTCTCTCTCATCGACAACGGCACCAATGAGGGCGGATCTGCCGACCGCGTGTTTATCATGACCGCGCCGGCCGATTCGAAGGGCAAGAACGCCGTCGTCCGTGAGTGGGTTCTCTGGACCGGCGACTGGAACACGGAGATCCCTGACAATGGCTGAGAAGAAGATCAACGGCGTCGAATATAAGGTCGATCAGCTTCTCGCCACCAAGGCTCTCATCTTGCAGGCCCGCCTCATGCGAGCCGCCGGCCCGCTTGCTTCCAAGATCCCGGCCATCCTTGCCTCTCGCAGGGAAGGAGCATCGGTCGAGGAGCGCGCTGCGGCGGATACCGAGGCGTTGCTGGCGATCACTGGCATCTTCGAGGCCATCGCTCCGGAAGAGTTCGCCGCTCTGGTCAAGGACATCGTCGAGATCGCCAGAATAAAGCGCCCATCGGGGGCTTACGATCCAGTCGACATGGATGGCGACTTCGTCGGCCGGCTGGGTGATCTTATCCCAGTCGCGGTGTTCGTTCTGAAGGAGCAGTTTGGAGATTTTTTCTCCGGCGCCCTGGCGAATGGAACCCGCGCGATGACGGCAAGGGCCTAAGCGAGCGCGAGATCGGCAGGGTAGCGCCCAATCTCAATATGTGGCTTTGGCGGCCGATCCTGTCGGATCCGCCAATCTACTCAATGCGAGACCTGCAAACCTGGGTGACCCTGACGGACGTCATGGACGCTCATGAGGCTCTCGATCTGAAAGCTGCGATGGCAGAGGCGGCGGTTAAGGAGTGAGCCCGTATTTCTGAGCTAGCTTCGCCTGAAGGGCACACACGGCGGATTTCTCTGCGGAGGACATCTTCTGCATGCGAAGCTTCTGCGCCCCGCCGCCGCTCTGAAACATGGCGCGACTGGTGCTGTCCATCGCGGCGACCTTCTCGGAGACGTAGGCGGCGACCTTCTTGTCATCGAGCTTGTAGCCGCAGTCGTCAGCGGTACTGACGATCTGGCCAAGCTCTCTTGCTTCGACCAGGTCATTGTCATTCGCCAATGCTGAACCCGCCACTATCAGTGCAATGGCGGTTCCCACAAGCAGTCGCATTCGCTTCCTCTCCGTTGAGGCCTGGAATGTGGCCCCGTTTCAATCGGATTTCAATCTATGATCGTTGACGAACTTATCGCCATCCTCGGTTATGAAACCAGGGGTGAGGGCGAGCTGAAGAAGTTTCAGCAGTCGATCGATCAGACTGCGAAGCGGATCACGATCTTTGCAGCTGCGGCAGCGACTGCGGCAGCCGGGGCATTAGCGGCCCTCGGCAAGTCGGTCATCACCACGTCGGCACAGTTCGAAAGCTATGCTGCGACCTTGGAAACGATCGAGGGCAGCGCCGAGAAGGCGCAGAAGGCCTTGGATTGGGTTTCAACCTTCGGAGCCAAGACGCCTTACGAGGTCGGAGAGGTCACCGAGGCTTTCGTCCGTCTGAAATCGTACGGTATCGACCCAACAACTGGGGCTCTTGAAGCCGTCGGCGATGCGTCGAGCGCAATGGGCAAAACCCTGATGCAGGGCGTCGAGGCCATTGCGGATGCGGCTACTGGCGAGTTCGAGCGCCTCAAAGAGTTCGGCATCACGACCAGCGTTGCCGGCGACAAGGTGACGTTCAACTGGACGAAAAACAGCAAGACGCTGTCGAAGACGGTCAAGAAGAACAGCGCCGAGATTATCCAGTTCCTGAAGGACAACTTCGCAGACCGCTTCAACGGCGCCATGCTCAGGCAATCGAAGACCTGGAACGGCATGGTGTCGAACCTCGGGGACGCTTGGACTGGATTCCTCCGCAAGATCGGTGATGCCGGTTTCTTCGATGCGGTAAAACGTCAGCTCGGCAGGCTCCTCGATTTCTTGGGAGAGTTGAGCTCAAACGGCTCGCTCGATCGGTTTGCCAAAGCTCTCGGTTCCGCTCTTGAGAAAGGCGTCAACGCGGCCGTTTTCCTCGTCGATCGCCTGCGGAGGCACTTCGAGTACCTGTCGCAGTGGATTTCGATAAATCCTGACTTGTTCAAGGCGATTGCCGCAGGCCTCGGGTTGATAGCAGCGGTCAAGTTCCCGTTCCTCACCGGCCTCCTGGTCCTTGAGGATATCCTGTCGTGGATGGAAGGTGGAGATAGCATTATCGGCAAGTTTGCGGAGGCGCTGTCGAAACTGACAGGGATCGACGCTGATAAACTAGGCGACATCATCGCAACGCTCGCAGGTGGGGTTGCCCTGGCAGCTGCAGCTTCGTCAATTGGCCTACTTACGGCCGCCTTGAACCCGCTGACAGCTTCGCTTTTGGCCTTCGCAGCGGCCTTCGCTGGTGCCAAGGCAGGGCTCGATTATCTCGGTTTTGTGAAAGCGAACCTCGACAAGAAGATCGAAGGCATCACGGCGACTGAAAACCCCAAATCCAAGCCCGGATATGTCGAGGGCATGGGTGGTATCTACATGAAGGGCGCCGCCGTAGTCGATCAGCCGCGACCACCGAACCTCGAAGACTCCATGACCAAGGATGCCTTGGATTGGAAGCTGATGATGCAGAACGCCGAAGGCAACGCGGCGAAGATGGGCGGCGGTGCTCCGGCCAATGCTGTCGTCAACGACAATAAGCAGGACAACCGGAATCAGTCGGTTCAGGTCAACGTAGGCGGCGTCCAGGTCAATGGTGTTGCCGGTGCCGGTGCGGCTGTCGGCGCGGCCGTTGGCAACGCTGTAGGGCAGGGCGCAGCCCGTGCCTCACGCTTCGAGAAGGATGATGCTTTCTGATGTCTGTCATCGCCTTCTCCAGCGCCATTGGCCCGGTCGCCATCGATTGTGTCCTTTCCGAGCGACATAGCTCCGAGCTCGACATCACCGAGATCCCGATCGAGACCGGCGCGAAGATCACTGACCATGCGATAATCGTGCCGAAGCGGATCACGCTCGATGTGGCAGACTATGGGGCGGCGGCAACATATGCAGCGCTGGTCGCCTTTCAGGAAAGCCGTGTTCCATTCTCCTTGGTGACCGGCCTGACGATCTACAACAGCATGCTGATCAAGCGGATTGATGCCGATCGCGATGCAGGCTCATCCCGTATCCTTCGCTGCCGATGCGACCTGCAAGAGGTGATCATCGTCAGCACTACCTATGCCGCGTCACCAGATGGTGACAATACAGGGCAGCGCGGCAAGGCGGGCGGGACAAAAAGCACGAGAGCCGCGCCGCCGGCACCCGAGCGCTCGGGCGATGCAGCGACCGCCGACCGATCAACCGGCACGGTGCAACGAGGCGATGCAGGTGTGACAACGGCACCAGCTAACCAGTCGATCTTAAGCGGCATCACAGGGATCGGTCATCAATGAACGTTTTCAACGTCGTCGACTATGCCGACCAGCAGTTCGGAACCATCATCAATGGCCGTCGCGTGACTATCCGTCTGCGTTACAACATGACCATGGACCGCTGGAGCTTCGATCTCTCGATCGACAACCTGCCGGTACTGACCGGTCGTCGCATCGTGACAGGGGTAGACTTGCTGAAGCCCTTCAATCTTGGGCTAGGAGCGATCTTCGCTGCAGCTGTGACGCCTGGCGCTATTCCGGACCGTGCTGCCCTGCCGGCCGGAACTGTGCTGCTGATCCAGGCGTCGGATGCTGAGATAGAGGCTGCGGCTGCCTGATGCGCCAATACCTCAGAAAAGTACGAGCCACCTTTAATGGCGGCCTCGTGATCAATCCAGGGGGCATCAACCCGCACGATATCCGCATCGAGTTCAACATCGACAAGGACACCTCGTCCTCTCCGAACTCGGCAGAGATCACGATCTTCAATCTCTCGGAAAGCCACCGCAACAGCGTCGGCAAGGAGTTCGACAATATCACTCTCGAGGCTGGTTACATCCCGCCAGAGGGCGAGGGAAATGTCGGCGTCATCTTCAAAGGTGCGGTTCGAGACGTCGAGCATCGCCGAGAGGGGCCGAACATCATGACGACCATCTCGTGCGGTGACGGATCGAAAGCCCTTCGGCGGGCGACCATCTCCAAGAGCTACCCAAAAGGGACCCCGGTCAAGGACGTGGTCGACGACATCTCCAAGCAGTTGGAAAAGGAAGGCGTCAGCCGCGGGGAGTGGAAATTCCCCGACGATGTCGAGAATAAGGCCTTTAAGCGTCCCTACGCGGTCTGCGGCTCCTGCTCACGAGAACTCGACACGATCGGCCGCGGCAACGGGTTCTACTGGTCGACGCAGAACGAAACTCTGGAAATCGTGCCTGGCGACGGGTTCATCGGTGGCGTGGTGCTGATCACTCCAGAGACGGGCATGATCGGGACGCCCGCGATCACCGATAATGGGGTGAGGGTGTCTGCACTCCTCAACCCCGAAATTAGGCCGAACCGGCGGGTGCAGTTGAAGAGCGAGACGCTCGAAATGAATGGTGATGACGGCATGTATCGGGTGACCGGCGTCAGTTACTCCGGCAACAACATGGATGGCGAGTTCAAAGTCGACATCACAGGTGAGGCGGTGAAAAGCGGCAAGGTCGATGAAGGGATTAAGCGCTGATGGTCGGCTATCTTGGCAAACGCACCAACCAGCAGCGGGACATCACCGGCCAGCAGGCGCAGAGCGAGCGCGAGGCAATGTGGGGGCCGATACCTGGCGAGATCGTCGCGTTCGATCCATCGAGCCAGACCGCGACCGTGCAGCCGCTCTACAAGCCTGTCCACAACGGACAGCCGGTCGCCATGCCACAGCTCTTCGAGGTGCCGGTCGATCTGCCTCGTACCGGCAGCGCGGGCATTACCTTCCCAATCCCGACCGGGACCAGGGTGCTGCTCTCGCCGATGATGCGCAGCATGGACAATTACGACACTGATGACGATGGAGCGCCCTTCGATGGTCGCTCTTTCCATCTCGCGGACATGCGGGCCACGATTGTCGGCGGGGACAGCATTTCGGCGCCGCTTACGAATGTTGATCCCGACAACACGCATATCCGCTTTGATGCGGCCGGCGAATACGGCCTCAAGGGCTCGCCGGGTGGGAAGTTCGATCTGGTCGGCAGCGAGGGCAGCATCTTCGATATGCTGATCGAGCACGTCGAGCTCACATCTGAAGGTTTCACCCTGCTTGGGACCGAAGGGCTTAGCCATTCACTGCGTTATACCGAGATCGGGGCCGAACTAGCGGTGATCGCGGGCAAACTGAGGGCGATGCAGATATGACTGCCGCACGCTTTGGCCTGGCGATCGATCAGGCGACAAATGATCTGCTTCTCGTCGGTGATGGCAATCTCGCGACCGTGACCGACGCCGAAGCCGTAGGCCAGCATGTCCGGCAGCGCCTTTCGACGTTCTCCGGCGAGTGGTTTCTCGACACCACGGCCGGCGTGCCTTGGCTCGATCAGATCCTCGGCAAGGCATACGACCCGGCGCTCGCCGAATCCGTCGTAAAGGCGGAGATCCTGAACACCGATGGCGTGACCGAAATCACATCGTTCTCTGTTTCCTTCGACAAAGCCACCCGAGGGTTGATCATCCGCTCGGTCGACGTCGGCACGATTTTTGATGAAGAGGTTTCCGTCTGATGACTGATTATGGCGTCGTCGTCTCTGGCTTTTCCCGCAAGCCGCTGTCGGTCATCCTGGGCGAGATCGAGCAGTCCAACTTCGGCATTTTCGGTCCTGGTGTCATTCAGACCGCTCAGAGCCCGATGGGTCAGCTGAACGGGCTGCGCGCCGATCTCCTCGCCGCGGCGTGGGAAATGTTCGAGGATATCTATCAGAGCTATGACCCTGATCAGGCTGAAGGCACTCGTCTCGATATCTTGTCGCGCTTACGGCTCATCACGAGAGCACCAGATGAAAGTGATGCGTCACTCCGCCAAGCGATCACCAATCTCGGCGTTCCTAACACCCGCGATGCTGATTTCTACAGGGCTATCATCAATATCGACGGCGTGACGTGGGCGAAAATCTACAGCAACGACACCGGCGCCACCGACGCAAACGGCTTGGCCGCTCATAGTGTCTCGGTCGTCGCAATCGGCGGCAGTGACGAGGAAGTCGCACTATCCGCTCGGCAGTATGTGGTCCCCGGCATCTCCACCTATGGAAACACGATGGTCTCGACAGAGATTGAAGGGTTTTGCCGCTCCATCCAGATCATGCGGCCGGAGCAAGTCCCGATCTTCCTCAACTTGACGCTATCCAAAACGAACGATGCTGCTGGATGCCCACCACCGTCTAACGCTGCCATCGCACAAACCCTATTTGCAGGCATGACCGGCGAAAACCGACCGGTGAATGGCAAGGACATTACCTTGCACCTTATCCGGACGATCATCTCGTGCGTCTATCCGAACGTCGAGGTGACGGTCGCGACAGGGAACCGTGTAGGCTCGGGCGCCGCAGCTCTGCCGATCGTCATCGATTTCGACGAGATGGCCTCGATAACGCTTGCCAACATAGCTATCACGGCGGTGTGACATGGAGTGCCCCGATAAGGCGACCATCGTTGAGGAGCGGATCAACCGTATCCTCACCCAATACCGCGAAAGCCCGAACCTTCTCGGCATCATCCGCCGTGATCTGGGAGAACTGGCCGATATCATCGTCTCTTCCTGCGAGATGCCTGATGAGTTCGACATTCTCTCCGCTGTCGGCGATCAGTTGACGCTACTGGGGAAACGGCTTGGTTGGCCGCGATGCCATTGCATTTGCGTACCTGTTCCGGTGTTCGGATTCGACTGCGGCCCCGCAAACCCGAACGTGACCATCGTCGGTCTTTGCGAAGGTGGCGTGTGGTCAGGCTGCCAGGAAGCCGGCGACGGCGATATCTGTCTCGATGACGATGAAACTTATCGTCGCTACCTATTGGCTCGCCGGTACCAGGCGCGCCAGCTCTGGGATATCGACAGTCTGCAAGCGGCGGCAGAGCATATCTGGGGCGACGACGTCACTGTCACCAGCATGGGTGGCGCCCGTGTCGCCATCCAGCCGGGGCGGGCACTGAGCGCGCTTGAAGAGATCCAGCTTCCCGTCGCGTTTCGGGTCCTTCCTTTAGCCCCTGGGATCACGCCGTACATCTCACGCGACGTCGGAAAAATCTTCGGCTTCGGTGCCGGATGGGGCGGACTCTGCGAAGGCTCCATCTGGTTCTGCCCTCAGGAATTTGACCCTTATAACTGCGCCTAAAGCGAGGTTCATGACATGCCTTTTTACACTGACGGTGTTGTTCCCTGGAACAGCCTCGACGACAACACGCGCGCGCCTCTCGCGTCAGAACTTGAGAGCGGCTATCCCTGCGGCCCAGCGGATCAGGAGCTGTTCAACTGGACGGCCGGCTGGCCAATCGGCAATCTTTGGAACGTGTTGCTTGCCGCTGGCATCACGCCTGATACCGATAAGCTTCTCGACCTCGCCAAGGCGATTCAGAGCGGCAAGATCAACTATGCGGCGGCAGGAGGCACCGCGAACGTGCTGACCGCTGCCCTCACACTCGCACCAACAGCATATACAGTCGGCCTGCGAGTGGTTTTGCTAATCGCTTTGGCAAACACTGGCGCAGTCACGTTGAATTTGAATGGCCTCGGGGCAAAGGCTGTCACCAAGGTCGACGGCAGCGCGCTAATGGCGAACCATTTGAGGCCTGGTCTTGTTGTTGATCTTGTATACGACGGGACCAGATTTTTGGTGATGTCGGCACCGCGCCCGGCGACACAAGCGGAAGCCGATGCTGGCGTGAGTGACGTCGGATACATCACTCCGTTGATATCAGCGAAGAAGAAAGCTTCGTACATGTCGGCTTCCTCTGGGAGCCAGTCTATTCCCAGCGGTGTGTTCACCACCTTCACCAGCTTCGGCGCCGTTGCCACCCATTTTCAGGGCGCGAGCACCTTCGCATCCGGCCTTCTGACTATCGGGGCGGGCGATGAAGGCCTTTGGTATCTCGGTTTCTCTGCGCGGCAAAATGGACTCGGCACCGTGGGTCAGGCAACGCAGATAACTGTCAATGGTGTGGCGGTCGCCAGCGATGGCGCACAAACTTCTGGCAGCAGTGCTGTCGGCCACTCTTCACCCAGCGTGGCGGTGGTCCTCAATGTCGGCGACGTCGTCGCCTTCCAGGTCTCTCAGACCACAGGCGGCAGCGTCACCTTCAACAGTTACAATCTTTCCGCCGCCCGTATTGGCGCCTCTTAAGGAAGAATTACATGATTCAGAAATTCCCACTTTCACCAGATGATGTGACGCTCATCTCCTCCACCCTTGATCTTTCAGGGGCCTCTTACGAGGATGGCTTCCTGGTGGCAGACGGCCATACAGCGGCTGCCATCGAGGCGATGCTCGCCAATGATGACTGGCGCGATACGCAGGCGCCTGCACAATTGATAAGATTAAAGACCATGATGAAGGCTGAAATTGATGCTTCCGCAGAAGCGGAACGCCTCAAATACATCACTCCCGGGTCGGGTCAGGCGCTGACCTACAGCCAAAAATCAGACGAGGCAAATCGGTATCTGGCGGCGACGTCGCCGGTCCCTGCAGATTATCCGTTGCTTTCCGCCGAGGTCGGCATCACGGCATCGGACATCAGCGGTGTGGCTGCTGTAGTCAAAGCAGCGTTTACGCAATGGCAGGTTATTGGAGCCCAGATAGAAGCCATCCGCTTGAAAGCCAAAGCGTCAATCGAAGAGGCTAGCACAGAAGAGGCCGCAAGGGCCGCGGCAGCGGCAGTGGTGTGGCCTTAGCGGGCAAGCACGTACTGCCGTTGCTCGAACATTGCGGCAAGCGCCATACCTCAACAAAACTCTCATGACCCCCAGTCACCGGGGGATCAATACCCCTTTCAGACCGAGTGAACTGGGCTGCCTACGCGCAGATGTACCGTGATATGGTGACCACCGATCCTGCGTTAACGCTAATCGATCTGGCTCCTAGTCGGGCAGGAGTTACAGTGTCTGAAATCCCAGACGGGGTTCATCCGACCAAGGCGGCCGTGTCAATGCGGTCCGTGCCAACGATGATTTCATCTCTGCGACCTCTGATAAGCTAGCGCATCAGGCACGGCCTATTGTAAGTGATGATTATGTTGCGCACGATATCCCTTGCCGTCATCTGCTTTTTAGTCCTTTGCGGCGTTGCCCTTTGTTCACCTTTGACAGGGCGAGAGAACCTCGCCGCGTTCTATTCTGCGTTAGTGAATGCGCGGGAACATGGGATGACTGTCGATATCCATATTGTCGGAGACAGCAAAGTTGCTGGCGTCGGAGTGACCGACGGCTACAGGCTCGATCAGCTTCTCGTCGATGGTGGCAAGGGTTACCCCCTCCGAGTGACTTACGATGGATTCGGGAGGCAAAACTCATGGGTTTGGGTGAATGGAAAAGTTGACGACTTTCTCAATGCACACGGTGATGCCAAGCTTCTGATCGTGGACTTCGGCACCAATGAAAATTTCAAGGCTGCGGATGGTGGCGCGCAGATTTTAGAGCAGACCAAGGCAAATCATCTGGCAGCCATCGCCAAGATCCGAGCACATCGATCGCTATCGCAGCTTTCGATCCTGATCCTCGGGCAGACGCCCGCAAACAACTGGAATCCACGTTACGATCAGACTGTGGAGAGCATGACTGCAATTAACCAGGTGCTGCGCGAAGTTGCGCAGAAAACCGATTCTGCTTTCTTCGATCCATTGGAGCTTTTTCAACGTTCCCCACTCCGAGGCGGGTTGGATGGATCAACTGCCGATGTATGCGTACGGTGACGGCAACACACATCCTGGCAACGCGATGAACCTTGTCATGGTCGGCGAGCTGGCAAATGATCTTTTTCCAATCCCCTTCCGGCCTTCAAGGAATGGAGAAGATCGCCCAATTCTGCTGAGCAAATGGGTTCCGACAGATCCTGCCTTCCCACCACGGGTGGCACTCAGAGGTGACGTAGTTGTTCTCGACGGTATGATCACCGGAGGCAAGAGCCGGATCGATGACCGACTACTAGCGCTTCCGGGCGGCTATAGGCCGCCTACCGATCGATTTGTGTCGGTGCCGACGTCCGACAAGGGAACATCAGTCCAACTGCGCATAGGCGCCGATGGGTTTGTTCGTATCGCCAGCAAGTACCGCGGCAACTATATATCCCTCGACGGAATATCCTTCCGCGTCGATTAACCCGAGATCGACCGATATTCCATCTCTTCATCAACGGTCGTGGGCCGGTATTCCCACTTTCCGTCGCGCCACCTGACCATCCGCTGCGGCGTGTCCATCTGCCACTCACGAAAAAACCGCTCTCGATAGAGCAGTAGCAGCGTCGTCGGTAGCCAGAACAGTTTCTTCAGCATGGGGGCGTCTCCTGCTGGCTCTTTTACCGCAACCATCAATTAGATGAAAGGCAACAACCATGGGCTCTCGGGCCGTACGCATCTGTGGCGCTGGCGATGCAACCGGCATTCCGTTCGGTACGGACCCGGCGAAGCCGCTTTACTCCTCGAGCGGGACCTACAGGCGATCTGCTGCCGTAGGAGCGACCGCAGGCGACGCCCTTCTGGTCTCGGCGGTCACGACGGCTGGCACCACGGCAACGCTCGTCGGCGGCGGCTCGCTTTGGCTGCGAAGCCGTACCATGAGTCTTGATCTAGGGTTGTGAAATCCGCTAGACATACCCACCGCCCCAGGCCTTATGCCTGTATTCTGTCGGTGAGGTTGAATGATCGGGGGCCAGCCACCATTGATCGCCCCTCATTTGTCTGAAGGTCTCATTCATGCACTCAAAAATGAAACGCCCGCTCCTGATCTTTCTTTCTGGCACTGGTCTTCTCTGTCTTTGCCTCGCCTGGTTTCTAGGGTTCTTGCATGTCTTCCCGGAAGCCAAGGTAAAGCGAATAGGAGTTGCCGAGTGGCAACCACGCGACTCCGCCGGCGAGTTCGTCTACAAAGGTAAGCTTTGGATTCTGGGCGGATGGAAAACAGATCCGCCTGCGCTGCTTCGAGATGTTTGGAACTCAGCAGATGGTGTGAAGTGGAACCTCGTCCAGCCCAAACTTCCGTTCGACTACACTGACTTGCCGATGACGATTGTTTTCAAAGATAAGATGTGGGTACTGGGCGGCAATCGACTGTCAGACCCAGTGCATCCCACCAGTAACGCAGTTTGGAATTCCGATGACGGGATTCAGTGGACTAAGGTTCAAGAAGCTTCGGCGTGGAGTCCGAGAACAGCCACTCCAATCGTTGAGTGGAACGGTAAATTATGGATTCTTGGCGGTAAAGAGGTCGCCAACGGAAAGTCGATTTATAAAAACGACGTATGGAGTTCCAGCGACGGAATCAACTGGGAAAAAGTCACCGAGCACGCGGCTTGGCAGCCGAGAGCCTACCATAAGGCGCTCGCCTACAAAGGCAAGCTTTGGGTGATGGGAGGAGGGTCTTATGCGCCGGACTTCATTGCCTTGAACGATGTTTGGAATTCAGACGACGGCGTCACCTGGACTAAGGTTTCTGACGCCCCATGGCATGGACGAATTTGGTTCTCGGGGGTCGTATATCGAGACCTCATGTGGGTTATAGGAGGGTGGAGTAAGAAGACGCTAAACCTTAAGGGCATCTGGTACTCAGACGACGGTATCAAATGGACGCGCTCAGATTTCTCCGAAGATTGGCGAGGGAGGCACGAGGCCTCGACTTACGTCTTCAATGACAAAATCATTGTTGCTGGTGGCCATGCTGACCCAGTCACAAACGAGGTATGGGCGCTTGACATCCCCACACCAACGGATGGGCAGTGAAGGCATCATGGATCGGACACGGTCAGGTCCTCATAGACAAGCGCGACACTCCGTTAATGCTGATCGCTGACACTGTGAGCCGCCCCGCGCAAGACTAGGAGGACGCTCAGCCCATGATCTGATGGCTTCATTTGACCAGTGTTCGCCTCTTTGGCGATAAAATCCATGAAGTCGTCGCTGTCGATCACATGTGAACGACGCCGTTGACATGGATGAAGATTACCAGCCAGTGCCGGCGGTCGATTTACACGACGAAATGAATCCAGTTCATGGCTTTGCCTCCCCGCGGTGTGGCCTTAGTGGGCGAGCACATACTGCCGTTGCTCCATCATCGCAGCAAGATCACTCGATGCAATTCTGCGCCCGTAGAACTCGGCGCCGGCTAGCGTCCAGTGACCATAGTCATAGATGTTCATATTCCCGTTGGCATCGATGATATCGCAGGCGCTCCCATCCGCAGCGCAAATCCATCCATCCTTCCTGAAAAAAGGTAAGGCGAATTGCGAGGTAATAGCGGCGAGTTTTGCATTCGTGATGTCGGTGTGATGATCGCGGTTTTTAGCCGCATACTTCGACAATCCGATCGCATCATCGACGCGGCCGTACTCTCGTATCAAATCCGGCACAGGTCTAAATTGTACGGTGTTACCCAGAACAATGATCTTGCCGAAGTTACCTTGCGACCGAACCCATGAAGTAAAATAGTGAAGGTTTTCAACCCCAATATCGTCCCATTTAGCCGATATCAAAATGTAATCGGCATCTCGACTTCGGGCCGATGTCTTGAAATCGGGAACTTCGTTGTTGCAAGAACCTTGGACCTCACGGCTTATCTGCGGGGCAGTCGTGATCGTCGGTGCGAACATGAAGAAACAGGCGTCATCAAGTCTCATACTTCGAAATTCTAGGCCAGGAAAAGACGCCCTGTTCAGATAGACTGCGTTGAAAAAGTCCGCCTGATGAGAGTCTCCCACGATTAGGATTTTGATTCCGGGCTCGCGAGAAAAGGGCTCTCTGCCGATAGTGTTATTAAGGGCGTAGTTTTTCTTTGTGTCGAACGGTTGAAGCTGCCGCGCCATCTCTGCTGGTAGGCGCCAGGGCCAGCCGTTGGTCAGATTTGCATTGGTGGCCGTTCCAACGAGCGCCAGCGAACACGCAACAAATCCGATCGCGAGGCGCCTCGTCTTCTGTTCTGTGGATAGTCCGTACCGAAATTTGACTTCCACAAAGTGATAGAGCACGGCCGCGGCGAAGAAGATCACGACCGCAGCAGTTAATCTGTCGAGATTGGTCAGATCGCCATGCTTTGCCATCGTGAAGAACACGATGATCGGCCAGTGCACGAGATAAAGCGAATAACTTCTGCGGCCGATTTCAACGAGCGGGCGATGAGAAAGAGCGAACGCTGCGATTGTGCCGGGTCCAAAGAAAATGATGAGCGCGGTACCGATCGTTGGCGCTAGTGCATACCAGGATGGGAACGGCGTCTGCTCATCAAAGACCGCTAGCGCCAACAGTATAAGACCAGCTCCCGCCAACGCTCCCAAGTTGGAGACCCTGGCGCTGCGTGTTTTTGTGGAAGTGGCGAAGGACGCAATTGCGCCAATGCCGAATTCAAAGACGCGGAAGGGAAGAAGGAAGAACGTCGCATTTGCCGCCCGGTCGCTGAAAAAGTAGCTGGCGGCAAGGCTCGCAACCGAAACCACCGCGATGAAAAACAATAGGTTAGATCGCGCTTTCGTCGTCCGAAAGAGCAGATAAAGCATGGCGGGCCAAAGAAAATAGAACTGTTCTTCAACCCCTAGGGACCAAGTGTGAAGCAACGGCTTTGTGATTGCTGCCGCATCAAAGTACCCGGTCTGCATCCAAAAAAAGATATTTGAAACCGATAGGACCGAGAATACTGTCGATGCCGCTGCGGATGCGAGATCTGCTGGCGACATCATGATTGTCGAGCATACGAAGGTCGCAAGAAGCGTGGCGAACAAAGCAGGTAACAACCGTTTTGCTCGTCGCCAGTAAAAATCTGAGAACCTGAACGCGCCGGTTTCTAGGTCCGCGATTAGCATGCTGGAAATCAGGAAGCCGCTTATCACCAAGAAAATATCGACGCCGACAAAGCCGCCGGGCAACCAGTTTGGGTTGAAATGGAAAATGATGACAGCTGTCACTGCAATCGCGCGCAGCCCGTCAATGTCTGCCCGATACCTCAAAAGTCTTTGATCCTCGGCATATCGTCTTACGCCCTCACATGCTGCCGCACTTTCATAGGCAACAAGTTCGCTACCTTCAATAGTTGAGATTTTTCCACTACCGTTTCCCCCCGGCTGCCGCTAGCGGCCTCTCTCCCACTCAATTTCGGAGACATCACCGTGAATTGCCGACTTCCGGATTAGCTCAATCCGGTGAGGCGTCACAGCTGTGGTCAGCTAAAGGCGAGCACGGGCGCTGTGACCGCTGCCAGAACAATCAAAGAAGCGAGCGCAAATTTGACACGGCGAGTGCGTCTGCTGCGCACGCCGGTCCAGTCATAGACCATAACCGAAGATCCTCATGATCACCCGCGAGAATGCTCGCGTCATTTGATTCCTGCAAGCGGATGAATCCATCGCGAAGCTTGCGCGAAACTTTCCCAACATCGGAGACATCACCAATGCCAGTCTACGACACGGCAAACGAATTTTCGCGGTCACTAGCCAAGGTGCTGGTGCACGAAGGCGCCTATAGCAACCACCCGGCCGATCCAGGTGGCGCTACAATGAAGGGGATCACGCAGCGAGTCTTCACCGAATGGCTTGCTGCGGACGGAAAGCCTTCGCGTGATGTCCAGACCATCACGAATGCGGAAGTCGCCGCGATCTACCGCAAGCGCTACTGGGACATCGCCAAGCTCGATAAGCTGGCGCCCGGCGTCTCCTACGTGGTCTTCGACGGCAACGTGAATTCCGGCGTCTCCCAGTCCATCAAATGGCTGCAGCGCGCGTTGCAGGGCCTCGGGCTCTATCAGGGCGCGATCGACGGCATCATCGGGCAGGGGACAATCCTGGCGGCGGCCGGCGTCAACGACAATGATATGTTGGTCGCACGCATCATCGAGCGCCGTGAAGCGTTCCTCCGCGCCTTGAAGACGTTCAAGACCTTCGGCAAGGGCTGGATAAGCCGTATCAGGGATGTGAAGGCCGTTGGGCAAGCATGGGCAACCGGCTCTGTCGGGCCGGAGATCAGCTACAAGGTCGGCGGCGAGGCAAAGGCGTTCCTGTCCAGCGCTAAACCTGCTCCGGCGCTTGCTGTTGCCGATGCGTCCACTGGCGGCGGTATCGGCTCTGGCACCCTCGCTGCCACGCTCCAGCAGGTGCAGGACCAGCTTTCTCCGCTCAGCTACTCCAGTGAGCTTATCGGCAAGGTGGTCGCTGGCCTGATAGTTGTCAGTGCCGGCCTGACGATCGGCGGCCTCGCTTACCGCTGGTATGCAAAGCGCAAGAAGGACCGGCTCAAGGATGCCCTCGATATTCCGGTGGCGTCATGACCATCGGAACCCTCCTCAGACTTGCCCTCGGCGCACTGGCTGCGTCGGGGATCGCGTTTCTTGTCGGTTATGGCTTTGGCTACTCGGGCGGACGTTCCGACGTCTACGCCGATCTCCAAGCCAGCCGTGTCAAAATCCTCAAAGATGGGAAGAATATCGATGCGAAAGCACTTGCTGCTGATGATCGCGGCCTTTGCGCTATGCTTGGCGGGTGCGAGCTGCCAGACGGCGAAAGTCGCTGAGCCGTGCGACGTCCTGGTCGCGATCATCCCAAAGCCATCGACGAACAGCTACCTTATCGCGAATGATCGGCAGACAGCCGTGTCGATCGCCCAGCATCGCGGGCGGTTCCAAGCCTACCATTGCGACGGGACTTAGGCAGGTCGTCATCCGGCAGCACACGAAACTGTGCGAGGTGCGCGGCCTCGACGAAAGCCCTCCGGGCCCTTGCGCTGCCGCTTTGGGTGGTGATCGCGCTCATGCAGGACGATAGCGCCTTGCCCCATACCGTGTCGTTCGGTCGTTTCGGCCAACCGTCGCTCATGAGCATGCCCATAAGATCTTCGACCGTGGAGGCGGGGCGGTCATCTCGCTCGTCTTCAAAGTGCACGAGCACCGGCTTAATCGGAACTCCAGTCGCGGCGTCCATCGCGAAAACCTCACGCGTTACTGATTCGCGACTCAACAGATGCGCAGGTGATTCGTTCCGTCAATAACCCTTCCGGGCGACCTCGCGTCATCAGAAACTTCAAAAGTAATCCAAGGGCGCTTTGGCGCCAAATAGCATCGCAGGCATTGAAAAGGGCAGGGCGGAACAAGGATGGCAGATGACATGAGCAACAACAATGATGCCCACCGAACGTATACGGATGCCATTACGGCCCAACTCGGCGAACGGGTGACCAATCTCGGGCGTCGGCAGACGGATCTTGAGACCGAGGTGCGCAGCGGCTTCAAGAACATCGACACTGCTGTCACCTCTCTCGCGAACGAAACCCGCGCCTCGATCGCTGCCCTTTCAACCAATCTTGCCGAGCGAAACAAGCCTCAGTGGCAGGCGTTGGGCGTGGCGCTAACGTTCGCCGCCATGCTCGGCGGTTTGGCATATCTCCCGATCCGCGAAGCAACCAGCGACCTGAAGCAGTCTGTCAGCCTCCTGTCTGACAAGATGGTGACGCAGAGCGAACTCGAATGGAGGACCACGCGATCGGCAGAGGATCGCGCAAGGACTGACGCCAATGTGAAGGAACTGCGTGACGCTCAGGTCCCGCGGGAAGAACTCGACAGGGTGTTCGGAAGTTACGATCAACGTTTCATTGATCAGCAGCGCCAGATAGACGAGGTCAAGACGGCGCAAGGTTCGGTCTATGGCGCAAGGGACATCTTGCTCGATCTGAGAGAGCGGATCGACCGGATGGAGCGCCAGCGGCTTTCCGCAGCCCAGAGTGGAGGCTAACTCAGAAGCGCTGTCAGACCAGCGATGGTGCCGGCCCCGCATCTTCTGGCTAGCGGCCAGGGAGCGCGCCCGACAGGAAAGTGGGGGCCGGCAAGAAATATGACCAAGCCAAGGTTCCTCGGGCAAGTCAGCAATAGGACGTATCCACTTAGCATCAGTTCCGACTGTTGGCGAAACGACGGGAGGGCGGAGCGGGCGTCTGCGCCTCATCGGATTGGGCGAGATCCGCGCGGCCGCGAAGTTGCGCGATCCCCAGCTGAACGACCTTGATCATGTCGGTCATCCGCTGGCCGTGCGCGTCCTGGTACTGTTCCAACGTGGGGGTATCAAGAGCCACGTCAATCAGCGCAGAGATGCGATTTTCCCTAACCACTTTGGCGCCTGCAGCCCAAACCCGTTCGAACAATATCCGATCTGATTCAATAATTGGCATGATGTTCCGCTAGTCGATTGACCATAACGCAGAAGAGCTAGAGACAGACTTCCCGGTTTTCAAGTGGGACAAAATCATGATTTCGTCACAACATTTTCCGTTGTTGTTACGATGCATCATGTATAGCTAAATAAGCGACAGTACATATTAAATAATCTACCCGGGAGGCGGCTATATACTTACCTGATTTCCGGCCGGCACGATTTGTTCAGCCATACCAAGATGCGGGTTGGTGGACCGCGCAAACGAACCCTTGGGCTTAGAAGGGATCATCACAGAGACAGGTTCGCCGCGCGATCCACGCGCGAAACGCAGATCGTGACTGAAAGTTCCATTTCAATGACCGTTTGCCGTAGCCAAACGCGCACTGACTCTGAGAGGCGAAACCGCCGTTCTAGCGGCCAAGCTCTTCTTCGATGTGCTGTAGCATCTTGGGATTGAATTAATTGGGACTCTACACGCAAAAAGGAGTACGGTCCTCACGTCGGCCCGGAAGTACAACGGTAGAGGCCGGTTGGGAGACCATGGGTGCTCTTGCCGCAACATTAGGTGCCGGCGATGTCTCTACTCCATCTGCTTTCGTTGCAGGACGAAGAAATCGATCAGATTACAGCAGTCNCTTTCGTTGCAGGACGAAGAAATCGATCAGATTACAGCAGTCGTTCAGAAATGGTCTTCCGCCCATCGGACGCCCGTGGACAGTCAACGTGGACGCCGGGCGATGTGTGAGGCGGTGAGCATGGTCCTTCTTGCCAAGCAATCGCATGAACTTCTCTATGCAGAGCTTAGCCGCCACATGGACAAGCCAGTTATAGAGTTCGAAACGAACGCGCCTCCACTCGATAATATCCTCTCAGTTGAAACAGCAGGCCTGAAGCTCATTCTGTTCGAGATGAAGGCTGCCGAGCGTGATAGTGGACGCTAGCCAGTGCACCAATCGTTTTTATGGTGCGGAGTCCATGTCCTGGCAAATCCCTCCTCGAGAAGCTTGGTGCCGATCTCTTCCCCATTCGTTCGATAGATGTTGATGAGCGGCCTATGCTTCGGCGTGTGGTCGTAGCCTTTGATTTCGATCCGTAGGCCGCGCTCGTCCAAAAGCTCTTTCAGCCTTCCCTTGGCGATCAGCGCCAGCTTCCGTTCCTTGATGCATTTCGCGTGCGATCCGATCTCCGGGGTGTCAATGCCCGACTGGAACGGCACTCCTCCTCCCAATAACCGCATGAGCTGCCCATCGCAGCGTACGGTGTCGCCATCGACGGCCGTCAGACTGCCGCACATCAAGATAGCTGTTATCATTGCTGGCCAGATCCGTGCGCCGGCCAGCCGCGATAATTCGATGGCTGGTGCTCCCGGCAATACCAGAGGGTGATCGCCTGACTCTCCTCGAAGCCGTAGCATCCCCATTTCGGGCACCTCGATCCGTCGGGCCCTTCGTGGTCGCAATAGTGCTCTACAATCACATTAGCGCCTGGCGCGCTGCTGTGCCCTTCATTGCTCATCACGACTTCCCCGCTTTCCGTTATATCTCATTAGCCGGTGGTAATAGTCTTCCACCATCCGCATAGCCTCTCGGCCATTGGCTTCGTAGCCCTGATGCGGCAAGAGACGTCTCCTCGTCAGAGGGCCATGAGCAGACCACATCCAACGGTCCCTCATCAGGCCGTGCAACTGTTTTGTGATCCGACCGAGCGGCACATCTCCATCCCACCCCATCCAGTCGTCATCGCTCGGAGGATCGCTCTCGTCGATCTGCGTCCGGCGCCATTTGTAGAGGGGTTGGTAGGGACCTTCAATGAAGGTTCCGGCGGCCATTGAGCCGATCGCTCTGGACTCTGAGCGAAGCGCTCATCACGACCATCCCAAGAGCTTCGCTGAATTCATCAGTGCTCGGTCCGCCTGCTGACCATCGCTGGATAGGCTCGCCAGTTACAGACATCAGAAGCTCGCTCCCTGACGGAACGCGGTAGGCCGCAATCTCCCAGCGGTTTTCTCGATCGACAAAGCGCCAACGTACGACCTGCTTGTTCGGCAGGCGGATCTCGTCAAAACGTCTCATATGTTTCTTTGGGATGATGTTGCGAAAACGATTGAGGGCCGCGCAGCGCTCGTTGGTGTCGAAACAAGGAGGTTGCCGCGCAGCCCACTTACCTTGCAAGGTGTTCTTATTATGTTCTCATTATCTCGAGAGTCAAGCGGCGTCTGATTCCTAGAATAGACCCTTCCGCTTCATGATCTTTAGGGCTGCCTCGACCTCGGCATTGGCTTCCATCATCAGCACACGATGATCCGAAAGTTCGATAAGTGAGATCAGGACCTCCTCTGGCCGCCAGCCCGCTAGCATCGCTCGTTCAACGAGCTCTTCAAAGCCTCCATGTAATGCCTCCTGGCAACGGAGGAAGCGATCGGGATCATTTGGGGGAAGCATCGGCGGCGGGATCTTGCTCATAGCCGGTAACTTGTCCTGCTTGCCTGCCGTGTCAATAGACGGCATTTTAAGCATTTGCTGATGGAGTGGTCTCATGACCAAGCCTCCCAAGTCGAAGCCGCTCCTTCAGGTTGACAAGCCGCTCCGCTCCCGAGCGCGCAAGCCGCGAGATCCTTCGCAGCCAAATCTGCCCCTCGATCCAATGCCAGCGCGCGTCGATCCGTGCCTTGCCCTCCTGAAGTCGAAACCGCCGAAAGGGCCACAGTGGGCCTTCGAAGTGAAGTGGGACGGCTACCGGATCGCAGTGCATATCGAGCCGAAGGGCGTTCGGATCCTGACGCGCGGCGGCCATGACTGGACGCACCGCTTCCCGGCGATCGCGGCGGAGGCAGCGCAGCTCGGCGCGGCGACAGCAATCCTCGATGGCGAAGCCGTGGTTCTCGATGAGCACGGGCGCTCGGATTTCGGCCAGCTACAGCAGTCGCTGGGCGGCCGCGGCGGGAAACTGAACTCCGGCGCATCCGTTTTGATGGCTTTCGATCTTCTGTATTTCGACGGCCACGATCTGATGAACACAGAGCTCTCGACCCGCCGGCACCTGCTCGAAGGCCTGATCGCACCAGGTCGGGAAAGCGCCATCCGGCTATCTGAGGAGGTGGAGGCCGATGCCGAGCAGCTCCTGCGGCTGGCGTGCGAGCACGGGCTTGAGGGGATCATCGCGAAGGATCGCAATAGCGCCTATCGCTCCGGCCGACTTGGTGACTGGCTGAAGATCAAGTGCATCCAGAGCGACAGCTTCTTTATCGTGGGCTGGGAGCGATCGAGCGTAGCGCGAGGGCAGGTCGGCTCATTGCTGCTCGCAGCCTACAGGGGCAGCGACCTAATCTATGTCGGGTCGGTCGGAACCGGGATCAAAGACAGTGAGGCCTGGAAGCTTCGCGGCATCATGGAAAAGCTGACGGTGAAGAAGCCTCCCGTCGCTTACGATGGCCGCCGCAAGGATCTGACATGGCTCCAACCGACCTTGATAGCGGAAATCGAATACCGGGCATGGACGCATGACAGGAAACTGCGCCACGCTTCCTATAAGGGTTTACGCGAAGCACAGGACAATGCCGAAGTGTATCGAGTGCAGAGATAGGCATCTGGGAACGAAAACTTGGCAACTTCGTTTGCCTTAGCGACCTGCGGACTCAGCGGGCGTTTGAGGTGGCGTGTGGACCGGTTACTCATTCACTTCATCCGGCAGCGGATGCCCGACAATGCCGATGTCGATCTCGGTGAACTGATCGACGCTGCTGAACGGTATTTCAAACAACACTTTCATACGAAGTTTGAGGCGCGCGCATTTTTCGATGCGCTTCGCATGGTCCAGCGCGAACGACGCCAAAAAACCGTTCGTCAAACAGCCAGCGAAATGGCTACAGCCCGTAGATGA